GCACGTGGAGTTTTACAAAGCGGGACGATTCATCGACAGCCGGCGACGAGGGAGCAAGGAGTCTGCGGCGAAAGCGGCTCAGCATATGGCGAGCGTTTGGATGAACGGCGGCCAATCGAAGGCCAGCGATAAACCCGGCACAGACTTTGGTAAAGGAAAGCAACCATGACCCTCACCAACGAACGTCTACGCCAAGCCGCGCTCGACTTCGCTATACGAAGCAGCGTCCCTCAAGAATCGACTACAGTTGTTTTGTCGCGCGCAGATGCGTACTTCGGATTCCTGACTCAGTCGGACCCGCGACTCGATCAAATGATGGACGCGTTTAAGCGGATTCTCGCCATCGCCGACTCTGAATCAAGAAGCCCTCATACTGAAATGGCGCAGATTGCCGAGCGGACAATAAATACCATCAAGCAAGAGGTCGCAATCTCCCTCAAGGCCGGTGTGGCGTCGTGAGCACTGAGGCGGCAACGCTCGCTAATTTTCGTCACGGCCATTGTCGCGCGACGAGTCGGTCACGCGAATGGCACTCATGGAGAAAAATGCGCTCTCGTTGCATGGACCGCAATAGCGACAATTACGCCAACTATGGCGGTCGCGGCATTACCGTATGCGAGCGCTGGAACGATTTCAAAGCATTCTTCGAGGACATGGGACCGCGTCCTCCCGGCACCAGCCTTGATCGCACAAATAACGACGGCCCCTATGAACCTGGCAATTGCCGATGGGCGACGCCTGCGGAGCAACTTCGCAACACACGTTGCAACAAAACCGTGTTCGTCGACGGCAAAATTCGACGCACTATCGAAATCGAGGAAGAACTCGGTCTCAAGCGCGGAACTATTTCAGCCAGACTGAAAAATGGCTGGTCAGCCGAGCGTGCTTGCAAAACGCCGCTGACCGGAGGCGGACGGACTTATTTTTCATCTGACGAAATTTGTCGCATTCGCGCTGCGGCGAGCGACGGCCTATCGCGCGCCCAGATAGCAACGCAGTTTCATCGATCCAAGACTGCCATTGGACGACTTTTGCGCGGCGAAACCTATTCTGCACTCTCCACTCAACACGGAAGTAAATCGTGAAAACGATATTAACCTTGTCGATCTTGTTGCTCACGGGCGGCTGCGCAACCTGCCGCAATCACCCGATCGCCTGCACGGTGGCCGCAACCGTTGTCGCCGGCTCGATTGCCGCGACGGCTTATCACTACAGCGAGCATGACCGCCGCCGCCCGACTTACGGGCCGTGCAAAACGGAAGACGGCGTCATCGGTTGCGATCCGATCGCGCTGCCATGATCGACCGCTTCGTCGCATGGCTCGACTCTCTCACCTGGGCGCCGGCGCTCATCTTCAGCTGCTGCGTCGTCGTCGTGATCTGTGTGCTGATCTTGTTTGTCGACTGGTGGATTCGAGGCGCGGAATATCGCGCCATTCGCCGACGCGATCGCCAAGCCGCCAGGCGCTGGGCGGAGCGACGTTTGCGAGAAATCCGCCGCGGCGAGATCGACCGGGCATACCGCAACGGGCAATTCAGAACGCCTTATTCCATGACCGACAAGAAAGGGGTGACCAGGCTATGAATGCGATCAGCGTGTTGTTTGACCCGAACATTCCGATTGAAGACATCGCGGAGGCCTTGGCGCGCGCGGGGATCATCATTGATCCGACGACTTATCAGCGCGATGTGTACGTGGCACGCAAGGCCGATCAGACGCCGGCGTTGATTCGCAAGCAGGCGGGCTGAAAATGATTTGCCACAGAGCGCAAGAAAACCAAAGTAGCGAAGCGAGTCAGCATGAAGTAGCAATCCAACGCCTCTCAGCGAGCCATCCTTACCGAGCAACCCAGGGGCACACAGCGAGCCTACCGTGTACAGCAACCCAGTATCTAGAAGCGCGCCACGGCGTTCCAGCAACCCATTCTGGTGAAGCGAGCCAAGAAAGCACAGCAACCCACTCGCATTTAGCGAGCCACGATGGAGAAGCAACCCAAGGTATACGAGCGAGCCGGAAGTCAGTAGTAACCCACGTAATCTCAGCGAGCCAGCAGTCTAAAGCAACCCACGCAGTGTCAGCGAGCCATGCGGTTCAAGCAACCCAAGATCATCGAGCGGGCCAGTCGATTGCAGTAACCCAGTATGATCAAGCGAGCCATCTCGCGTCAGAAGCCCATCAATGCCTAGCGTGCCATGAGATACCAGTAACCCAATCAACGCGAAGCGTGCCAGAGAACCACAGAAGCCCAAAAACACTTAGCGTGCCGTTGGACTGCAGTAACCCGCAGTGAACAAGCGCGCCAAGAAACTTCAGCAACCCAATGACACTAAGCGAGACAACATGAACAATCGAGACAATTTGAAGACGATGGTGCGCGGTGCTTACGACATCCAGAAATTGCGAATCCAAATGGGCAATCGGATCGTGGGAACATTTAAGGTGAAACTAGGCCAAGCGCCTGGCGCTGACGAATATTCCATCGACGCCGAGGGTCGCGAAATTCTTGATCGCCTGCGCAAGCATTACAAACTGCTGACCGATGGCGTGGCAAAGTTTCCGGTGCGCGCCAAGTTCAAGGCAGACGGCGTCATCGATTCATACACCGAACTCTGCTTGATCGCGGAATACGTTGAACTCGATGACCAGGAGAAAAAACATTTTCGGCGGCTAACCGCGGTTCTTGAGGATTTCCCCATCTTCAATGAATTCCTAGAGCCGATCAAAGGCATTGGCCCTGCGATGGCTGGCGTCATCATCAGTGAAATCGACATTGCGAAAGCGCGACATCCATCCAGTCTTTGGAAGTACGCCGGTCTGGACGTCGCGGGCGATGGCAAAGGACGAAGCCGCAGGACAGAACATCTTGTCGAGCGCTACTACATCAACAAGGACGGCGAAGCGGCGAAGCGCAACGGGATCACGTTCAATCCGTTTCTCAAAACCAAATTGGTTGGTGTCCTCGCATCGAGTTTTCTAAAAGCGACGCCCAACAAGTACCGAGACATTTACGACGGCTACAAACATAGGCTTGAGCAACATCCCGGCCACGCCGAAAAAAGCAAGGGCCGGCGCCACAATATGGCGATGCGCTACATGGTCAAGATGTTCTTGATTGATTTGTACACGAAGTGGCGCACGTTAGAAGGATTGCCTGTGTCTCTGCCCTATCACGAGGCCAAACTTGGGATGAAGCACGCTGCATGAGCGCTCAAATCCTCAACGTCACCGAGGCGCAGTACTTCGCGGATCCTTGCGTGCGGCCGTCCCTGACGCAGTCCATCGCCCACACGCTGGTGACCGAATCGCCCCGGCATGCCTGGCTCGAGCATCCGCGCTTGGGTGGTAACGTGGACCGCGTCGCGACCAACGCCATGGATGAAGGCGCAATCCTGCATAAGCTGCTGCTCGGCGCCGGCGCGCAATTTGAGATGGTGGTCGCCGACGATTGGCGCACCAAGGCGGCCAAAGATGCGCGCGAGATCATTCAGGCCGGCGGCAAGATCGCCATTCTGGCGCACAAATTCGAAAAGCTTGCCTTCGCGGCCGAGCGCATTTTCAAGAACGCCAAGGATCAGGGATTCCCGTTCGGCGGTCACTCGGAAGTCGCCATCGAATTCACCGACTACGCCGACCAGTGGAAACGCGATCGCGAAGTACTCTGCCGCTGTCGCATCGATCAGTTTCGCGACGATCACACCATTTACGACATCAAGAAGGTGGCGTCCGCGAACCCGAAGGACATCGCGCGCAAGATCGTCGAATACGGCTACGACATCCAGCGCGTGGCCTACACGCGCGCTTACGAGCAACTGTTTCCGGACGCGGTCGGCCGCACCGATTTCGTTTTTCTTTTTTGCGAGACCGAGCCGCCCTACGAAGTCGTGCCCGCGCGTCTCGACGGCTATCACCATGAGATCGGCCAGCGGCGCTGGAATCGAGCCCTGACTCTCTGGGACAAATTGCTGACCGAGGGCAGTTATCCCTGGCCCGGCTACACCGACGGCGCGATCACCCTGATTCCGCCGCAATACGTCATCAATCAAGAAATTGGAGATGAAGCTGCATGAATGCATCCGTACGACAATTTGAAATCGCACCGGCCGTGCGCAAGACGGTCGGCCTGCTCATCGGCTTGGTCGGTCCGTCCTCGAGCGGTAAGACCTACTCCGCGCTGCGCCTGGCCACCGGCATCCAGCGAGTGTGCGGTGGTGACATCGATTTCATCGACACCGAAAACGGTCGCGCGCTGTATTACGCAGACAGGTTCAAGTTCAACCATCTGCGATTCGGCGCGCCTTTCTCGCCCGACGATTACCTTGAGGCGGTCCGTTTCTGCGCGCGCCGCGGATCGAAGACCGTGATCATCGACTCAATGAGTCACGAGCACGAAGGTCCGGGAGGCGTGCTGGAATGGCACAAAACCGAGACCGATGCGCTCGCCAAGCGCTGGAAGACGTCGCCCGAAAAAGCGCAGATGGCCGCGTGGGGACCGCCCAAAACCGCGCGCCGGCGTCTCATCAACGAACTGCTGCAGCTGAACGTCAACCTGATCATGACCTTCCGCGCGAAAGAGAAAATCAAGATTGTGCCCGGCAAGGATCCGGTGCCGCTCGGCTGGCAGCCGATCTGCGGCGATGAGTTTATGTACGAGATGGTGCTGCAGGCCTTGCTGCTACCAGGCTCCGACGGCAAGCCGGTTTGGCAATCATCCATGGACAGCGAACGCGCGGTCATGAAGCTGCCGACACAGTTCGCCCCAATCTTTGATCGGACGAATCCCGTGCAATTCTCCGAGGAGATCGGCGAGCGCCTGGCGCGCTGGGCCGCCGGCGGCGACAAGAGCGCATCGGGGATCGACGAGCTCGTGGCCGATTACGCCAAATGTGTATCGAGCGATGAGCTCGCCCCGCTGGAGAAGCGCCGGGGCGAACTGTGGAAGTCCGCCAAGGCGCCCGACAAGGCTCGCTTGAAAGAGGCTTCGGAAGGCGCGGCGCGACGGCTCGCACCGGTCGACGCGGACACTCTGGTCGCCGCACTGAGGGCGCCGACCGATGTCGAGCAGCTGCGCAACGCCTGGGAAGCGATCCAGAACTCGCTGGCGATGGTTCCGCTCAACGTCGAGGCGTTCTACCACGACCGCATGGCCTCGCTCGAGGCGCAAGCCGAAGCATCGTAGACAAGTTCGAAAACAACGAAGGGATACCGATGACCACCTACACCAAACTCGCCGCCGACGGCACCGATCTACCCGCAGATGCCACCGACCACCAAGCCGTGCGCATCAGCCATCCGATGCTCGCAACGCCGTTCATCGTCACTGCGCTGCATGCGCCGAACCAACTGACCTGGAAGAAAGCCAAGGAATGGGCCGAATCCCTCGACATCTATGGCTGGTCTTGGCGACTGCCGACCGTCGAGGAAGCAATGTTCATTCCGGATCGCTCCAAGTATCCGGCGGTGGACAAAAGCTTCTTTCCCGACTTCGAGGACTACGAGTGGATCTGGACTTCCACTCCGGATGCTGAAGCTCCCTCGGACTGCGCGTGGGTCGTCGGCCTGCACCTTGGCTACGTCGGCAGGCGCTACCAGGCGTTTCACGGCCGCGTTCGCGCGGTTCGCGCCGGTCAGTACTAGACCTTTGGCATTGCGACAGGAACCACAACCATGAATGCACTCGCCCGCGATATCCGCAAGCTGCTCGCTGATCGAATCCAGATGGCCAGCGCGGCGGACCTGTTCGCGATCGCCGCCTCGATCTGCGCCAACGATGAGGCGCCGCCGACGCCCGGCAAGCCCGTAGAGGCAGCCACGGCCGCGGAACCGCCGCGCTTCACCCGCTACGACCTTCACGGCAATGTCGTGACGACCGGTGGCGTCGCGGTCTACGACGCGCAGACGAATCTCACCTGGACCATCGCGCCGCTCGAATGCGGCTCACTCGCTTGGAAAGATGCGCTCAAGGCCTGCGCCGAGTATCGCCTTTTTGGCAAGGACGGCTGGCGCGCGCCGACGGTCAAAGAACGGGTGTCCATCGTCGATTATTCGAAGGTCGGCCCCGCGCTGTATTCGGAATTTGATGCCGGCGGTTCGTCATGGGAATGGACTTCGACGGTCGATGCGGAAAGTCCCTCGGACTGCGCGTGGCTCGTCGACCTGCACTTTGGCCTCGTCAACAGGAACGGCCAGCCGGGTCGCGGCCACGTTCGCGCGGTTCGCGCCGGTCAGCCCTTGGACCTTGGACTCTGACCTGTGTTTAACCGCGCACCGCCCATAGCACGGCTGTCTCACCGCATCTTGACCGATGTGGAGAACGCCGTGCGGCGGTTTCCGCGGTATCACAAGTACAGCATCGGTGCGGATCTTCGCGCCTATGCGATGCAAGTCGCCCGGTGCGTGCACAAGGCTTGGCGCGATCCCAATCAGCGCCTGGCGCGGGTCGAGGAGCTCTGCAGCGCCGTCGATGATCTGAAGATATCGATGCAGCTGGGCAAAGCGGTCAAGGCGTTCGGCAGCTTCGCCGAGTTTGAGGCGCTCGCCAAGATGGTCAATGAGTTAGGGCAGCAGAGTGGAGGCTGGCTGAAGAAATTGCAGTCGAGTGGCCAGAATGCGAAGGATCGCGATCCCTCGCAGCGTGCCCAAACACTGAGTACTCAGGTCGCCCATGAGGCAACCACATGACGAGGATGCGCTACCCACACGGATGTGCATCAGGGTCGAAAGTGCCTGAGTTAGCGTTTCCCTCGGACTACGCGTGGAACGTCAACCTGCACAATGGCAACGTCAACAGGAACAACCAGACGAATCACAACCACGTTCGCGCGGTTCGCGCCGGTGAGTGTCGCGACGCGGTTTCTTTCCGAAGCCTCCACTCTGCTTGGGCGCGGGCCCGCCGCGGCAAGAAACCGAGCCCTGATCAGCTGAGCTTCGATGCCTACTGGATCGATGGGCTGATCGAGCTGCAGCGGGATCTCGTGGCAGGCAGCTGGACTCCGGGCAAGCCGACCTGCTTCATCGCGACGGCGCCAAAAGCGCGCGAAATCCACGCGCCCCCGTTTCGCGATCGCGTCGTGCATCACTGGCTGGTGCCGCAGCTCGAGGCGATCTACGAGCCCAAGTTCATTTTCGACAGCTACTCAAACCGCCAAGGCAAAGGCACTCACGCCGCCGTTGACCGCCTGACCGACTTCATGCGCCAGGTGCACTCCGGCCAAGGCGGCGGCTGGTACCTGCAGCTGGACATCCGCAATTTCTTCAACTCCATTCATCGGCCGACGCTGTATGCGATGCTCAAGGCGCGGATACAAGGCCTGCCGATCGAGGCGCGCCGCGCAACGCACGCGCTGCTCAAGCAGTCACCGGTCGCCGGCGGCGTCACGTTTATCGGGACAGAGGCCGAGCGCGCCAAGGTTCCTGCGCACAAACGCCTGGAGAATGCGGCACCGGGATGCGGGCTGGCGATCGGCAACCTGTCCAGTCAGTTCTTTGCCAACGTCTACCTCGATGCGCTGGATCAATTCGTCAAGCATGAGCTGAAAGCGCAGCGGTACCTTCGGTACGTCGATGACCTTGTGATGGTCCATCGGGACCGGGAGCAGCTGCAGGCCTGGCACACGGGGATCACGCAATTCCTGCGATCTCGCCTGCGGCTAGAGCTCAAAGCTGACGTCAAGCTCAAGCCGCTATCCGCTGGCTGCGATTTCTTGGGCTACGTCATTTACCCAAGCCATCGAGTGGTGCGCCGGCGCGTCATCGGACATCTGCGCCAGAAGCTTCGAACCTGGCCGATGCGCAATCAATCGCGGCCGGCGGCGCAAGAGAAGCTGCGATCGGTCATCGCAAGCTACGCCGGTCATTTCAGTCACGCCAGCACCTGGAAAGTCCGAAGGCGGATCGGCCTCGAATTTCCGTGGCTGCGGCAATTCTTACGAAAGGGGAACCCATGAGTGTCAACGTCGAACTCGGCAGCGTGCGGCATATTCCGCTCGACGCCCTTACGCTTTCGCAAACCGGCTCCCAGGCCGAGCGCCGGGCCCATTTCGACAAAGCGGCCATCAAGGAACTCGGCGAGAGCATCAAGACGCTGGGGCTGCTGTCGCCGATCATTGCGCGCAACGTGCCGATGGTAAGCACCCCAGGGTTGAATGGCATTCGTGTTGGCGGCAAGACTTACTTCTCGCCTGATGAGGCCAAGGAGGCCGCGAAGAATACATTCGAGATCGTCGCCGGCGAGCGGCGCTTCATGGCGGCGAAGTCCGCAGGCCTCGAGGCGATCGCGGTGGACGTGCGCGAGCTGACCGACGAGCAGGTCCTGGAGATCCAGCTGGTCGAGAACCTGCAGCGCGAAGGCCTGCACGAGCTGGCGGAGGCTGAAGGGTACGAGCAGCTGCAGCGGCTCGGGCATACCGCCGAGGAAATTGCGGACAAGGTCGGCAAGTCCAAATCCTACGTCTACGGCCGGATGAAACTCTCGGCGCTCGGACCCGCGGCGCGCGAAATGTTCTATCGCGGCAAGCTCACCGCCTCCACGGCGTTGCTGCTGTCTCGCATGGCGGATCCGGCCAGCCAGCGCGAGGCGGCCGGCAAAATCACGCAGGGGTATGACGGTGAGCCGATGTCGTATCGCCAAGCGCGCGACTTCATCGAGCGCGAGTACATGCTGCGCCTGGCTGATGCGAGCTTTCCGACGGGTGATGCCGATCTGCTGCCGAAGGCCGGCGCCTGCGGTCCCTGCCCGAAACGCACCGGGAATCATCCTGAATTGTTCGCCGACATCAAAAGTGGAGACGTCTGCACAGATCCCGCCTGCTTCAAACTCAAGCGCGAAGTCTGGTCAAAGCTGCAGATCGCCGAGGCCAAACAATCCGGCCGCGCGGTGATCGTGGGACCAGAGGCTAAGAAGGTAGCGCCCGGCGGCTGGGTAACCAATGGTTTCGCGACGCTGGATCGGTTCTGCACCCAAGACGCCAAGGGTCGCACGTTCAAGCAGCTGCTCGGCAAGAAGTCCGACGTCATCCAACTCCTGCAGATGCCGAAGACCGGCGAGATTGTCGAAGTCGTCAAGATGGACGAGGCCGTAAAAGCCGCACGGAAGCTCGGCACGCTTGAGGAACACGCCAAGGGCAGTTCACCCTACGGCAGCGCGTTGCCGAGAAAGAAGGTTGATCCCGCGAAGGAGGCCGAGCAGACCGCTTTTCGCGACCGGCTGCTGATCGCGATCCACAAGAATGCGCCGACGCAGATCGAGCGCGCGACGCTCCTGAAACTCGTCGAGCGTCAGATCGACAATGCCTACAACGTGCCGCAGGGGTTCTTCACGGCCTGGGGTTGGGACGCCGACAGTTTCGATAAGGTCCCGAAGCTTACCGACAGCCAGCTGCGTCAGCTGATATTCGAACTGGAGCTGATCGAGGATTTGCCGTCTGATCTGGATGCGGAGGTCGCGCAGCTGACCAAGGCTGCGAAAACGCTCGGCGTCGACGTCAAGAAGGTCAAGGCGGATGTGCCGAAGGTCACTGCACCGGCGAAAGTCGCAAAGAAAGCCAAGTCCAAGAAATGAGCGCCGTGATCCTCATCGAAATGCCCTATTGCGTCGCCTGTGGCTGCACCGAGTTTACGCCCTGCGAAACGCCGTCCGGCCCGTGTGGCTGGACAGTCTCACCCGTTGGCGGCCGCGGGATGTGCTCGCGCTGCGCGCAACACTTTGCCTTTCCAAAAGCGGTCGTCCGAGCGGTCGCCGAAGAACTCGTGCCCACCAAAAAACCACGGAGGTAACCATGACCGACAACGAGAAATGCGGAAAATGCGGCGCGAGCGATTTCACGCCGAGCGGTAACTGCAGGCCGTGCAAGAAGGCTGCGAACGCCGCATACCGCGTCGCAAGAGCCGCGGGGGGGGGTAACGCAGTGAAGACCAAACCCAAGACCGCCGCGAAAAAGTCGGTCGAGGTCTCCGCCACGCCACAATTCAGTGATCTCGTCATCGAGCGAGGATACGGTTTGACGGCGACAGTCGACGAAGACTACCTGATCGTTGCGCAGCACGACGGCGAGACCGGCAAGGACGACAAGGTTTGTCTGTCTCGTTCAGAGTTGCGCGCCCTCTTTGCCACTTTTGGGAAATGGGCGGCGATCACATGCTGATCCTCACGCGTCGCGTCGGTGAAACGGTCTGCATTGGCGAAGACGTTCTCGTCACCGTCCTCGCCGTCAACGGCAACCAAGTCCGGATCGGCATCAAGGCACCGCCCGACGTGCGCGTCGACCGGCCGGAGATCCGCGAAGCCAAAGACCGGGACGCTTTAGTCCCGCAGGAGCGTTTATGAAGTTCTCACCCGGCGACATCGTCATGGTCATTGATCCGGCCGCGCCCAACTTCGGTTCGGTCGGCCCCATTAGAAACGCGTGCCGGTGTCTGCTGGTGGACGTTTTCGAGCATCCGTACTACCGGATTATCGGCTTGGCGGGATGCTTTGCAGAACTGGCACTGAAGAAGATCGACGGCGAGCGGCCGGCGGTTCAGATCGAAGAGGCTATCGCAGCATGAGCACCTGTTCCTCCTGCGGCGCGACGATCACCTGGCTGGTGACCAACACCGGCAAGTCGATGCCGGTCGATGGGACGATTACCGCGGCGCCGGGCAGGTTGCCGGTGTTTGTACGACGGCTCATCGAAGGAAAAAACACCGTAGCCATGGGACAGCCGAAAGACATGATTTGCTGCGACTGTGCTGGCTTCGACGTGGAATGGATGTACCGCTGTGATAAGCACGGCACGTATCGATGCCGTGGCTGTCATTGCGTCTACTGCATTGAGGATGAAATGGACCAATACGAAGAGGACGGTCCGATGAACTTGGAAGATCAGTTAGACCGTGCGCTTGACGCAGCCTTTCCTCCGATCACCAGCGCGGAGCCGAAATGAGCATGCCGAGATTAACCGAATGCCCGACGTGCGGATCGCCGCCGACGATTGGCCCTATGGCTTTTGACGCCCAGCGCGCACTCAAGGCCCGCATTGCCGAACTTGAAAAAGAGCGCGACGAAGCGCTAGACGGTTATCGACGATGGCACCAGGCTTTTTTGGATGCGAAGTATCCAGAGGTACTGCCTACTCGCGTTGATCTGGAAAAGCGCATCCGCGAACTCGAAGCCCAAGTCGCGCTGCTCGAAGGCCTGCGCGAAACAGCGCGCCAAGCGCCGCATTGCGAGAGTTGCACGTGTTTCGCTGGAGAACGGGAGGGGGAGTATGGTTGAGCGTTATGACACAGATGATTTGGCTCGCCAAGGAATAATCCTTTGCGGCGAGTTTGTATTGGCCTCCGACTACGACGCCCTCGCCACGGCGCTGCGGAATGTTATGCCGCTCCTTGCTGAGTGCGACTGCATCTACTCTGACCGCAATGCGCCGCTTTGCCCGTGTCGTGCTGCACGAGCCGCGCTAAACGAGCAAGGTGAGCCATGATTTACCGATACGTACCGGGTCGCAACTCTCTGATGGGTTTTAGCAAAGACCGCGAGCCCGGAAATGACAATGACGAGTATGTAAAGGCATTCGACTACGATGAACTAAAAGAGCGCGTGGAGCAGTTGAAGGCGGCGCTGCTAGAGGCCGTTGAATACGTAACTCTCGACAGTGAGTATCCACCTGACATGGTTGGCAAGTGGAGAAGCCTTGTTGCGTCTAAGACCGACGTAATGGGTGTTATCGGATACACATCGGAAACGAAAGGAAATCAGGCAGCCACAGCGCCTTCGGACGCTGGTGACCGGGCTCCTACGCCCAGAGGGAGTTTGCCGAATACTCTGGGCACTATTTGTGCGAAATGTGGGGAGGAATTGATTGATGGGCATCACAAGCCAGATCCAATTCCGCCACTCTTTTGAATTGTGCAGGTAAGTCATTTAAAACCATGATCGAAGTTCTCTGGCCGCTGTCGCTGATCTTCGACGCCTTGGTCTCGTGGCGGTCGGGGTACGAGCTTGGGCATAAGCGATGGCTACGTTCGCGATATCGATGGTATTTGCGGGATCGGCGGAAAGCCGATAGGCGAAAAGCGCCATTTGTTTATCAGCAGGATTGCGGTGCCGACGAGCATCCAGTCAGTCCGCCGCCGGTCAAGCCGTGATGCGCCCGTGATCCTCCCAGCCTCGCAAATTCAAGAACTTACCGGCTACACACGGCCCTCTGCGCAGATCCGCTGGTTGCACAAGCACGGCTGGCGGTTTACGGTGAACGCTCTCGGCGCGCCTATTGTCGCCCAGGCGGAGTTCAATCGACGCCTGGTCGGCGGCCGCGCTGCGCAGAACCAAGAAGTAAATCTCGAAGGGATCAATGGGTAGCACGATTGAAGATGATCAGTGCACGGCAATAACGAATGGGGATCCAACCTGGATTGACAAGGCTCCCGGTTCGCTCATTTGGCGTGCGTCGGAAAGCGAGCCTCCTATCAAGGTTGCGGGGAAGAATCGAGACTTGATCGAGTTCGTTATTGAAAATTTACCCGACAATCTTCCGTCAAGTCTTCTTGACTACCGGAAGGTCACGATTAAGTTGATTCGGCATGAGCAGAAGGTCACGCCATCCGTCGGCAGAGTCATTTTGCGCATTGGGATCAGTTCGACATTGCTCTTTGGAAAGCCAGAGCTTGTCTGGAATTTTTGGGATTTTTATTGATGGGCAGAACAAGGAAAACTCAAAGGCATCTGCCGGCTCGGATGTACCTTGAGCACGGCTCATACTACTTTCGCGCCCCTAGACGTCCTCGAGCCAATCTTGGTCGCGATTTGGGTATAGCGCTGACCAAATACGCCAGCCTGATCGGCGCCAACTGGAGCGGCCGCACGCTGGGTGACGTGATTGACCGTTACCGCGCCGAGGTCCTGCCGCTCAAACGCAGCGAACAGACTCGCGATGACCAAGCCAAGCAGCTCGACCGGCTGAAAATCGCTTTTGGTCATTTCCTGCCCGACAACGTGACCGCGCAGCACTGCTACAAATATGCCGACGCCAGGCGGTCGAAGGACGGCAAGCGCGTGCCGATCGCCGCGCGGCACGAGATTTCGCTTTTGGGCCATGTGTTCGGGAAAGCGATCAAATGGGGAATCGCGACAGGCAACCCGGTGCGCGGCATCGAACTCGACCGCAGCCCGAAGCGTCAGCAAGTCACCATGGCCCAGGTCGAAGCCCTGAAGGCCTTGGCGAACCCACGCATGGCCGCGGCGATCGACCTAGCCGTGAACATCGGGCAGCGCCGCGGCGACCTTCTGACGTTGAGGCACAGCGACCTGACCGACGAGCTGCACATCCAGCAAAGCAAGACGGGCGCGAAGATCGACATGACGCGCAGCGCGGCCATGGACGCGATCGTCGCCCGGCTGAAGGCGTTCAAACCGGATATTCCGAACCAATACCTGATCCGGCAGCGCAATGGAAAGCCGTACACGCAGGACGGCTTTTCGGCGATCTGGCAGCGGCTGATGGTGAAGTATGCGAAGACGGGCGCGACGAGGTTCACGTTTCATGATCTGCGCAGCGTGTCGGCGGATGGGGCGGCGACGGCCGAGGAAGCTCGAGATCGGCTCGGGCATGCCGATGTCTCGACGACGAAGCGGTATTACTTGAGGGGCGCCGTGAAGGCGAAGCCGAGGGAGTGATATGAAACGAACAGAGTTTGAACCATCGGAATTGCGCGTTGTTGGCAGGTTAGCGTGGATGAAAGACGGCGAGGAACGGCACTGGTTTTCCGTCCCGTCATCCAACGAGCAGCTGATCTTTCGCGAAGACGGAATCTACGCGCAATCGCTTACCGGCATTGAAATTTGCGTTCAACAATTGACGAATGAATGCGGCGGCTACCAGCTACGCCGGTGGTGCGCGACCAACAGGCCATACCCCGTCTTATTTTCCGACCTCGTAAAAATCGGCGAAAGGATTTTCCTCGCGCTTTATGAGGCTGGGTATGAGTTTTGGTGCAGCGACTACGACGCGGTTTTTGGTTGGTGGCAGCAACGCGTGCTTGTATTGAACGACGAAACCGGCGTGTTCAGGGTTATGACGCCTCTGGAATCTCGTCTAATGCTCAATGAAGCCAGAAATCGCGAGCGCGATAGGCAAAGGGCCCGAGAATTAGAAAACGCAGCCTCCCGGGCCTTAAGCCCAAAGCGCATCAGGAAGCTCGCGAAAGATGCGGCACGGGAAAAATGGCGTTCCATGCCGGCTTACGATTCCGTTTTCTCGCAGGTTTACGGGAAGTCCCAAGCTGCGCTGACCGGGATAGACCCGGCGTATATCGTTTATTGCGCGCATCTCGTTGTTGAATATCGGCTTGGGCTGCGGGTAGGCGATGAGACCAGTGACGCGCAATCCGCGACCGCATGAGCAAGGAATATTCCGATGAACCGCTACATGCCTTTCAATGGCAGCCGATCGAGACCGCGCCAAAGAATCAGTCGATTTTGGTGCACTGGCAGCTCGCGTCGCCGTACGATCAGGGCCTAATCACGGTGAGCCTGTTCACCGACGATAATCATAGCCCTGGAGAAGACAAGGCGACGCATTGGATGCCGCTGCCGGAGCCGCCTTCGAAAAAGAAGGGGTGACGCTCTTGGAAATCACCCGATGGGACGACGTGGCGCAACGCGAACTGGCGGCAATTCTACGCAGGGCTGCGGATCTGATCGAGCAAGGAAAGATCGGAGCGGAACACGTTTCAGGCTTGCTCGACGCGGCCGGTTTTCATCTTGAGATGACAATCCCGGCGCGCTGCGCCTTGGGTTTGGATCCAGAAAACGTTCCGCAACAATCATGACTCTCAGCGTTACTTCAACGGACGACGAGATCAGATCCTATGCAGGCAGGTTTCGGAGGGACGACCATGCCTACACGACGGTCGTGTTGTACAGGGAAGGAGCGGCAGCAATGGGAGACTCTTGGTGGGACGGCCATCGAGCTGAGGTGCACTGGGATGCTCCAGGGATTCCCGTACACCGGTTCGGACCTGTCCGTGGTTGACCAACGGTGAGAAAAAATATTCCAGGGTGGTGAATATGGGAAGAAAACGTCTCACCCGTCTAGAACTTCCTGAGCGCGTCTATTTTGAGCATGGCGCTTTTTACCATCGACTGAAAGGCAGACGCATCCGGCTTGGCCGATCTCTCGATGAATCAATGAATGTCCTGCGGCAGATCGGCGTTACTGCTGCGGCCGTTGACGTCGGACACCTCAGCCAAGCGTTCTGGCATGCCCGCAAAAATGCCAAGGTTCGCGCCATGGAATTCAAACTGACAAGAGCGGATCTCGCCATAATCTGGGAGCGCAGCGGCGGCAGGTGTGAGTTGACCGGACTGAAATTCGACCTATTCAAACGAAACGAATACCGTCGCCGACCTTTCGCGCCGAGTATTGACCGAATTGACAGTGCAACGGGTTACTCGGCGTCGAATTGCCGCCTGGTCGTGGTCGCTATCAATTTGGCCATGAACGAATGGGGACATGAGGTTTTCGCGAAAATCGCGGCTGGATACCTCAGAAAATATTCCACACTCAAAAATTGTTCCACACGTGCTGAAATTTAGCGCGCGTAAGTCATTGATAATGGTGCGCCCGGAGAGATTCGAACTCCCGACCTCCTGGTTCGTAGACCGACGCTCTCTGGGCCGTAACTATCTGATACTTATCGCATAACCATCTGGTCCGGTGTGGAATATATTTTCGAGCTATAGGCACCTAAGCCATTGAATGATTGAGTATGCACGTTTCAATATTCCACACATTCCGATACAAATAACTGTTGCAATGTAGGGCATAAGGCCCTATAGTATCACCCATGCCAGCCGAATCGTCGGCGAGGCGCTACCAGCAGAAAAGCGAGGTTTTATGCAAACACTGATGATCAAGTCCGGTTCCCGGTACCGCAAAGCCACTCCCGCCGAAATCTCCGAAGTCGCCGGCTTTTATGCCCGCGAAGCAATGAACAAGGCGCGGCCGATGCTTTCCAGTCCGCGCGCCGCCGTGAGTTACCTGCAAAACATCTATCAGGGTTTGGACCACGAAACCTTCACGGTGATTTTCCTCGACACACGATTTCAGTTGATCGAGGCCGTGGAAATGTTTCGTGGCACGGTGGCCGGCGCTGCGGTACATCCTCGCGAAGTTGCGAAGGAAGTGTTGTGGCGGGGCGCGGCCTCCGTGGTGCTGGCCCACAATCATCCGAGTGGAATTGCGGAGCCGAGCAGCGCGGATATCGCGATCACGGCGGCCATCAAAGCGGCGCTCGCGTTGATCGACGTGCGCGTAATTGATCACCTGATCATCGGAAGCACGGGCAATTACTGCTCGTTGGCAGAGAGGGGAGATATGTAGGCAGGACGGGCGCATTTCTCAAACGAGAGATGCGCCCTGATTTTGGCGAGACTGATGATTTTGAAAAGGAGACTACATGAATGCGATCGACAAAGTTGTCGTGCGTCCGGCCGTGGATTATTCCGCGCCGTCAGACGCCGACCAAATGCGGAGCTTGATTGAACGCGCAGGCTTGACTCAGCGCGGAGCTGCTCGAGAGCTCGACATCAACGAGCGAACAATGCGGGGTTATTGCGCCGGCGATAAGGTGCCACGCGTCGTCATGTTGGCGATGGAGCGCCTGGTCGATCTGAAGCGCCAGATCGGCTAGGCCTGCGTCGCCAGGCTGATCAGCCCGACTTGGCTCAAGGCATTGGCAAAAAAGTCGAAGTCGTATTCCGGCATCGCGAAGTCGGACACTTTGTGCTGGATCGCCGTCTTGCTGCCCGTGGCCGCGAACAGCCGCAAGTAGTACGTCATTCCGAACAGCGTCGATTTGTAGTCGACCTGCAACGTCGGCGTCACGCCCTGCAGCTGGTTCGTGAAAATCTGGTTCTGCCCGCTCGCGCCACTGGTGTACCGATAGGCGAACGTGATGATGACCGAGTATCCCGATAACTGGTCGGCCGATGAGAAGGTGTATACGCCGCCGGAGACCGCGTATTGACCGGCCGTCGGCGTTGAAGTCACCTTCGTCATGGGTTGGCCGGTCGCGGAATTGAACACGCCTAGGTCCGTGTCAAACGTGCCCGAAAACGGAACCGTCGGTGTGATTTGGAAAGGCGAGGCGGGTATGGCGGTCGCGACCGTGGTCGTCAGGTCGTACTGCTGACCGGTGGTCCAAGCCCCGTTCATCAGCATGGAATCCAGTGCCCGACCTGATGCCGTCCCAGCAATCACCTTGCCCGTCGATTTGGCCTGGCCTCGAGCCATCAGAATCGGGTACTGGCTTTGGCCGTAGAAGGATTTCACGTCAAACGAAATATCGACGCTGAATTCGTTGACGAACCCGATATTGATCGGCGTGGCATTGGCGACGTCGGTGCGAGTCACCCACAGGATGCCGGGGCCGAACAAGGCTTGAGGCGATACGCCGCCGCTGGCCGTGGCCGGCACGCCGCCATCGAACGTGTAGCCGGGATTGTCGAAGGTCGCACCGCTGTCTGAGAAATCCCACGGGGCTACAGCGGCCATTAGAGCCTCATTGTGACATATTCAATATGCAGCTCGATTGAGGGTCGCGTTTTTAAGTTGTTTTTCACAGAGATCCCGCGCCCACTTCAATCCATCCCAGCGCATAGGAATATGCGACTTCAGCCCAGCCGCCGATTGGCACCGCGAGACTTGTCGGAATGGCGATACCCGTGATGGTGAGTGTGTATGCGCCGGTGGCGTTCGCGGTTCGGATTACTTTTAGTTTCGCGCCATTCCAAAGATTATCGGCGGTTACGCTGCCATGACTGCTCGCCATGTTGATGGTGCGATTCGCCGTCAATGGGGTGTTCCAAATCATGACCTCCGTCATAACTAAGGGGCCTAAAGTCGACAGTACGAAACTGGTATCGCCCTGATCTGCCGCCGGCATCTTGCCGCCGGGATTGCGCGAAAAAAACAATTGCGCGGCGGCGCTTCCACTACCGGAATTTGTCATGCGAAGCACAGCCGGACCCGTTCCCAGACTTGTTACATTAGGGTCTGCAGGCATATCCAATGCCATCGACGAGCCGGAATCTTGGAAGAAAGTCAGAGTTCCGGTTCCGGCGGCGATGTTAATCGTAAAGTTGTTGCACACGACATTTTGACTAGAGTTGCCTGCGAGCACTCCTAAGACGACCGGCGGGATATATGAGCCACCGTTCACCGTCATGCCGTTTAAGCAAAAGCCGGTGATAGTTCCGTAACTGTTTTGAAACTCTAGAATGTAATTCGTGCCCGTCGACACAGACGCGTCCCACGTGCCAGCTTCTGACTTGCTCGCGGAGATGGTGAACGTGGCCACCGAATTTAATTTAATCAGCGGTTGATTGACGACTTGCAAAAATTCGCAGTTCGTAATCGATACATTGTCGCACGCTGAAATGTTCACAATCGGAACGGCGCCGGCCGTGAGTCCAGATATGGGCTGCCCCGTGGTCAAGCGCTCGATGTGAATATTCGGCGTGCCTACGCTGGTCGGTGATGCCAATTGCGCGACGATGCCTGAATACACATTGACGTTCACATACTCGATGTGAACTGTCTGGCACGCCATGATCCCGGCCGGCTGAGTGCAGGCAATCGCGCTGTAACAGTTCGATACTTTGATGTGCCGAAATTCAAGATTGAAAATGATACTGTCGATTGAGCCGCTGGAATTCGTCGAACGATATCCAAACGCCACGGAATTAGTGTCAGTCGCTAAGGGAGTTGCTGACCACGTGAATTCGAAGTCTTGTACAAAGGGACCATAGACCGTGTTGGAGGCGGATGGCGGAACCTGTAACTCAAAGATGCCGGTGTTAGAGTTGACTTGAGTGATGCGGCAGTGATTACCGTACATTCCCCAAAATCGCGCGTTAGCCGAACCGACCGCGCTGTAAGTCAAGATGCATTTGGCATTGACGTAGTAATCGCCGTTAGCGAATACCAAATAGTGACTCGTCGGCGTGTTGCTCGCGCCGATCGTATTGAAGGCGGCTTGGATGGCAGCCGTATCGGTGACGCCGGTGGTGTCTCCCGACGCCTTGATAAACAGCGGCAATGCCGCTGCGATGTAGCCATACAGTTCGTCAAAATTAGAATTAATGATCGCACCCGCGACCGGCGCGGTCGTCGCGGATCCAGGCGTTGTAACGATATGCTGTTCCATCAAGATTCCTCCGAGCCTTTGGAGCCCGGCTGTTGCCGTTTTTTCTCTTGCTCCAGCTCTTCCGCAATCGTCCGCGCGGTCAAAAATTGCAGCCGGCCGGAATTGGTGTCGATCTTTCGATCCGTGGCGCGGTGATCGAGATGGGTGTTTTCGGCCAGCGTCGCGACCTGGTCGCCGACGCTTTTGACCTCGGAGTCGGTTTTATCGTGGCGCCGGTGCACCAGTCGCACGAGCCACACGCACAACGCGATGACGATGAGCAAGCCGATGAATGTCAATACCGAGAATTCCAAAATGTATCGGCGCATGCTCATGTCAGTGAATTGCCTTTAGTCCAATCAGCGTGCAGATAACCCCGATGGCGATGGTTGCGCCTTTTTCCAAAAGCCACATCGCCGCCTTCCAAAGTCGGTTGACGTCTTTATCCCTGGGTTTTAGCTTCTCCTCGATCTGCGCGTTGACGAGTTCGGCGAGCTTGGTCGGCGTAATGTGCGAAATGTCTTTGCGCATCTTGTTGATCGCAGAGACGACGCTGTTGATCGAAACTTCCTGCTGAATGCGCATGCGTTCGAGCGTGGACAGCAATTCCATGCGCCACTGCAGTTCGCCCGGCGATTGAGCGATGGTGCGCAGACGGCGCATCGTTTCGTCGCTCGACAGGCGAAACTCTTCATCCATGTCAAACCAACTTTAGGGCACCCACGGCGCTCATGATGGTCGCCAGCGTGCCGGGCATGACCTTGTTGGACTTCGTGGACAACCTCGGAATCGCTTCCGAGTACTCGAGCGCGGCCGCCTGCAGTTCCGAACAGAACCAGGCCTTGTCATCGCGCCAGTCGCGCCCCGCGACGAATCCCCAGATGGCGGTCGAGTCGTATGGCTTGTAGAGCTGCTCGCGCAGGAAAGTATGAAAGCGCTGATAGACGGATTCCGATACCAAGAGCGACCACACGTCGCGCATTTTCCAGTTTTCGTAATAAGCCGGCCGCACCTGAACGCCGGGGTCGATGTAGCCAATGCGATCGGACCGAGCGCCGAGCAGCTCGCCGCCGGGGACAATCGCGTCCACGTGGCTATAAACGCCAGCCCCGAACCAAGCGATTGCGGCGGACGACAAGCCGCGGCCGCGCACGAATTGCAACTGAATCGCGTATTTACTCATCATGCATGGCCTCCATCGCGACTGTTTGACCAGCCAGCGAATGCGAACAATCGGGTAAGAACTGGATTTGCCCGTCGCGAATAAACGTGTGGCAGCGCACGCACTCGAAGCGCGTAGGCGGGAATTCAGGGTGATCGCGGTCGAACGTGCACCAACAACCGGGACCCATCCAACCGTCCATGTAATGGCCGCCGGTCACCAAAACACTGGGAGCAAAAGTGGGTTTGTCGTAATCGCCGTTGAAGGTCCAACCGCTGGGGCCGGTGTTCACCATGTGAAGTTCTTTGCACCCTGGACACCACCAGCCTAAGCGGTCGCCTTGAATGGTGCGCAGTACCCCGCGCGCGCCCATCACGCGCACCCTCCCCGGCTCACTCGTCCGTGAGCAACCGGTTCGGGATTTCTCATTGCGAAACTCTTAAGCGGGCTTGACGGCGGCCTGAGCCGAAGCAATCAGCGCCGAGATCTTCGTCGTCAGCGCGGCCGCGAGCTGCTGCGACAGCGTCGCCTCCAGTTGCGGCAGCGTGCCGACGACAGCCCCCTGCAGCTTCACGACGGCGGCCGCGAGCTTCAAGGTATCGCCGGCGGCGTTGCCGACGTCCGTCAAGAAGGCGATCACAGGAGGACCCTCGATCGTCAGCGCGTCGCTTTCGAGTACCGCGAGAATAACCTTGCCCAATGAATTCATCTCAATGTCTCCTATCGTTGCTGTTGCCGGTTTACTTTCTTCCACCGTCGGGGAAGAAGTAGCCAATGATGAAAATACAGACGGTGCTGATGGCACCGGCCGTGACGGAACCGAGCGGGTGCTTAAGATAGGTCTCAAGACCCGCTGTAATAAGCTGGGCGACGGCGGTACCGAGGATGGCGCCGCCAACGGTTGAGGTTGTGGGAGTCCAGCCGGTTTTGGGACTGCTGGGCGGATCGGGCTCTGGGTTTTGCATAGCACTCCTGGCACGGGAACATCCGTGACGATTTGAACAACGTAGTTGCGGGTTTCTGGCGGCAAGCCGTCTAACTGCGGTCCATGCGCTTTCAAATAGGCGCTTAAGGCGCTGGGTCCCCAGTCGTATCCTGCGAGAGCGCATTGCCAGTCTCGATTGAATCTCTTGTAAAGACTCCGCAGATAGGCCCCGCCTGTGTCGATGTCCCGAGCGGGATCTTCACCGGCCCCATGGAAATATTCAGGGAGGAGCTGCATGAGCCCGACGGCTCCAGAGGGATTTCGAGCTCGAGGGTCAAATCTTGATTCTTGATAACACTGACGAGCGAGGAGTCCTTCGGGAATTCCATATTTCACCTCCGCGGCCGACAGCACCGGCAACCATTTTTCGGCGTTGGCGCCCGACTTCCACGCGTTGGTCATTGGCCGCTCACAAAGACTTTTCGAAGTTCGATGATCTCGGCATCGATGGCAGCCAGTCGCGCCGCCGCGCCCTCAAGCCCAAGCGCGTGCTCGCGCAGCGGCCGTAGCGACAAGAATTCCAATTCGCGGATGCGCCCCAGCGCTTTGAGCCGCTTTGCCTGCCGGTCCGCCACGGCCGCACTCAACTGCCAGCGCTTGATCTCGGGATTCCACACGTGATCGGGCGAGGGGATGGGCGGGATGTACTCGACCAGCGTCGCCGTCGCAAGATCCACACGCTTGCTCAAGTGATCATGATGTCCTTCGAACGCGACGTGGTCTTTCGGCGTGTTGCCCGGAAGCTGACTATCATCGTCCGTCGCAAATTTGTTGGGATGAATCAGGCCGGTTTCGCGGTGGAAGAAACTGTAGAGCTTCATCGTTTGATGACCTCGACCTTGATAATTCCCGAAATAGTGATGGCGGTCCCGACGATGCCGGTCGGACTTTGACCGGACAGCATGTTGTAGGTCGTCGTCGTGTTGGCTGCGAGCGATACGGAAATCTCTTGCGACAATGGCCCGGATCCGGCGGCCGAACCGCTGGCGGTCGTGCTTTGCGTCACGGTGACGAGCGCGCCGCTGAAGGTTTCCGTGGTCGTGCTGATGCCGTACTGGATCGACATGCCCTGCGGTGACACGTCGCTGTACGTGAACTGCCACTGCCCGGTTACCGTCAAGATGACCGTCGTCGCAACCGGGAAAGGCCCCACCGTGACGCTGCCGTTGGTGTTGGGCGACGTGAAGCTCGCCGGTGATCCAGACAAGGTGCCGGTCAGCGTCGAAGTTGCCGCGTTCAAATTAATCTCGGCCGTATCAGCGAGCGGAATCACCGAGCCAGGCCCGAACTCCAGCGAATTCAAGGCAGAGCCGGTGGTGTTCATGGCAACCGTGGAGTAATAGGTCTTGCCCGATATCGACACCGTGCGTAGCGATACGCTGTTTTGCCAGTAGGTGATCGTCGCGCCGTCGTAGGTGATCGCGAGCAGGTCCGTGATCGCGTAGGCGCCGACCGTCGTCACCAAAGTCCCGGCCTCGTAAATCTTCAGACTTCCGGCGTCGCAATACAGCGCGAAGTCAATGCCCGTGTAATTGTTGGCCGCAGGCAAAATCGGATTCTGCGCAAGGCCGACCATGAAAGCGTGGGTCAGGTCGTTCGCTTTAAAAATGACGTGGCACGTGCCGTAGCCTGAGATGCTGTAGCAGCCCGAATCCCACGCGGCCGAGCCGCCCTGCTTCGTGACGTTCTCATCGCTGACCAGGCAATTGCCGACCGGCACCCAAAGCACCGGCGTTGCCGTGCCGTAGGGGCCGAAGGTCAGGCCGTTGACCGCGGTGCCGGGCTCGTTGAACGAGGAATCGAGGTACAGTGTCTGATTCGACGTGGTCGCCACCTGATGCAGGACGACGCCGTTTTGCAGCCACCGAATAAATGCGCCGTCATAAGACACAGTCAGGACATCGCCGACCGCGTAGGTGCCGATCAAGGCAAGCGCGGCGCCGCTTGCGTAGGCAATCAGATCCCCGCCCGAGTTGCAATTCATGCCCCAGTCAATGGACGTATAATTGCTGTCGGTCGTGGGATCTGAATTCAATCCGACAACAACGTCCTGATTCGCCTGCGCCGGCTGAAAACTGACGAAAGCGCCGTTGGTATAGCCTTGCAGCGAATACACGTCGCTGTCCCAGGCGGTCGTCGACGCGGACTTGAACGCGTTGGTACCGTTGATGGTCACGCCGCGGCCGATCAGCTTCAGCGGCAAGCCGATCAGCGCGGCGCCGCTCGTCGCCGTGATCAGGTGCGCGTAAGCCGTGGCGGCGGACAGCGACTGAACGCTCCGCTGGACCGTGTTGAAGGTCGGCAGCTTCAGATCAATGGTCTGCCCGATCATGCCGGGGTCGAACGCGAACTTAAATATCGTTTCATCCAGCCGCGCCCAGGATGCGCCGGCCGAGTGGGCGTCCCCGATGCCTTGGGATGGACCCGTACCGAAAAGGCCTCGACTGATCGGCGAGAGCGTGTAGACGCCGGAGCTCACCAGCGTGACGTTCTCGAATCCGATGATTTCCCCGTCCAGCCAGATCAGCGCGCGATTCGCCGCGTAGTCCGCCGCGCTCGCATTCGTCAACTGCAGGCCGTTTGCCACGGCGCCAGCAGCCAACGTCAGGGTAATCGAGGTCGCCGTGGCCGTGACCGCCGAGGCCGTTCCATAGCGCGCTTGGCCCGTGATCGACCCTAAGAAGCCGTAGGTGGTGCCATCCATCGATGCAAACACCGAACAGCCGCCGTATTGACCGCCGGTCGACGGGCCCGCGGCGATCCATAGCTCGTAGCCGCCGGCGGCCGCGACCAGCGCCGGAGGCGCGGTAAACACGACCGGCGTATCGATGGGCACCGGCGTGGCCGCAAAATTTGCCGCATATCCTTGCGCCGGCTGAAAGTTGTACTTGGGCGCCGAGGCGGTGCCGACAAACATTTCTTCGGCGTGTATCGTGAACAGGTCGTTTTCGTCGTCCTGCGTCTCGGTGATGCGTACCAGCTTGTTGGTGATGCCGAGATTTGCGTCTGTGATCGACACCAAGTCCATCGGCTCCAGCAGCGAGTAGTCCGCGCGCACCGTGAAGGTGTAGGTATTGCGGATATAAAGTTGCCGCTGCCCGATCAGCGCTGCGACATTGGCCGCGACCCTGGTATCGCAGATCTGGTGAAACGTTTTGTTCGACATCACGCGAATGCCGTTCAGCGCCTGGTCCAAGGGATCGGTCCACTCGGCGATCGCGGTGTTGTACGAGTTTCCGCGGTCCAGGTATTCAATCCGAACGACGTTGTAGGTCTCGGTGAGCGGCTTTCGCGTCATCACAACCGGATCATCGTTCGTGCCCTCGCTGTTGGGCATGAAGTCATCGTCCGTAAAGGCGAACAGCGGCGTTAGATTGGGCGAGAAGCTCGCGCCATTGGCCGACACCGCGGAATCCCCGTACGGCGTGATGTAGTACGTGCCCGCCGACATGACGCCGTTCGAATTGGTGATTTCCAGCAGGTCTTTGAGAAAATCCGTCCCCGCGCGCTGCGTGTCCTCGAGCGGGGAGACCATCAGGTAATTGGCTTTGCAGTAGGTCTGCCAGGTCGTGGGACCGGTGCCCTGGATGGTCGAACTGATGGCGTTGAAATTCGCGCCGTGATTCGCATCCGTGCAATAGTCGAGCAAGATCGCGCTCGGGTCGCCGTCCAAGCCGCCGGCGATCGCCGCGCTGGTCGCGGCCAGCGTCAGTCCCAGCGTTGAGTCCCAGGTCACTGATGTGCCAGATACGGTGCAGGTGCGGGATTCGTGCGATGAGAACGTAATGTCCCACACGCCGTTCGCCAAGATGGCCGATGTCAGCGTTCCCGAGGTCGCCCCAGGCGAGAAGCCGCCGGTGAACGTAATGGACGTGCCTGGCTGCGCCAGGAAGCCCTGCACCTCGAACGTATAGTTCGGCAGCGCCGCGGATCCGCCCAGCGGAAAGTTTGCGACTGCGACATAGCAGGTGTGATCGTAGGGAACCGCCTGCGTCGGGAAGCTAGACGTGAGGTAGGACCAAGGGGCTTGACCGCCGGCGCCGGTGAACAGCGTCAGCCCCTCGGTCGTCATGTTGGTCAGGTCTTTGTCTTTCCAGACCTCCAAGATGCCCGTGATCGGGCCTTCGCCCAAGATCGCGAGCCAGCTCGCCTCGTAATTGTAGCTCGAGGGCGCGCTGTGGCCGCCCTTGCCCGAACCGCCGGAGCTCACGGCCTGCGCGAAAAAAGCGCCGTACCAGGCAAGATTCAGCGGCACGCGCTGCACGCCGTAGATCAGCGAGACCGCCAGGCCGTACTTGGACTGATCGACGTTGATCGAATTGAGCTGCGTCGGGACCGCGGCGGCCGGCTGCTTGGAGCCTAAGATGCCGCTCATGGGAAAGGCGTCCAATAACTGTGAAAATGGGCGTCTAGCTCCGGACTGTGCCGCAGCGTGATCTCAACCTGGCGCGCCTTGCGGTTGGCGTGGACCAGGTAAAGGTCATCGACGATGATGGCGCCGTGACTGACACAGCGGCCGATCTTGTAGACGGCGACATCGCCGGGCCCGACTTGCTCAGGTGCGATTTTTCGCGAGTACTTCTCAACGCCGGCGAGGTACATTTCCTCATCGCGATGGAAGTACCACTCGCGCGAGTAATTCCCTGGGCTGAACTCCTGCGGCACGATGCCGACCGACATGTATGTCTCCAGCAAAAGCCAGACGCAGTCGACCCCGATGCCTTTGAGCCGCGCGTTGTGATGGTACGGAGTCCCCGCCCACGACAAGGCCTCCGCCACGACAGCGGCTCTCAAGTCGGCGGCGCTCAAATGGATTTAAGCCCTGTGAACGGCGAGCCCATGCCCGGTGTGCCCTGGCTGCCCTGCGTCTGAAGGGTTTGCGAGCCGGTTCCTCCGTCATACAGCGTTTCGGGTTGCGGCACGAAAGGGTAGCCGCGGTAATGCAGCGTGAAGGACGCGCTCACGTTAGAACTGTTTTTGAACTTGCCGCTGCCGCAGGTCGCAAATGTCTTGTCGCAACCGGGAATGATCGTAAAGGTGTCGCCGACGGACGGCGCCGACGGAAACGGCATGATGGTCGTCAGTTGCCCGCTCGAACTCTGCGAGAGGCTCACCGTGAATTTCGACCCGTTGAGCACGCCCGAGGTGAACGTGATCACGCCCAAGCTGAAAAAACCGTTCGCGAAACTGCTCGGCGTCAAATTCGTATTGACGATGTTGCCGGCAAGGACACTGGTGATCGCGCCGCTATACGTATTGTTCGCCAGCGGCACGGTGCATCCGACGTCGCCTAAGCGATGGATGCAGCTCTGCTGCACCATGTTGCGCGGCATCTGCTGATTCGCCAGCACCGACAGCGTGTCATCGAGCGTGACGTCTGCGGTTTGCCGTCCGACCACCGCCGTGCTCGTAATCCCCTGCCACCAGGGAACGATGCCGGGCGAGACGTTGAGCTGGTTGCCCGGCGTCGGCCGGTTGAAAAAGCCCTTGTACATCGTCCAGACGGCGTTATCGAATGCGCCCGCGCGCAACTGCGATAGGAACGTGCCGCCACCGATCAGCGGCTGACCGCCCGGATAATCGAATTGGGGCGAAATCGTCATGTCGAGCGAATTGACTTCGGTGCCGCACTTTTGCGTGATTTCGTCGCGCACGAAGATCAGGCCACCGACATACGTATTACCGCCAACCGTGATCGGCGCCGCATCGCTATCCGTGAAGTAATACGTCTGGCCGCTGGTCAGCTGGATTCGCCAAAACTCAATTTTGAGATACTCGCCCGCCGCGAGAATCGCGAGCGTGGCCGCGCTGGCGGTTTTCATACGATCTCGCCATTGCGGATGGAGCCGTGCCAGTGGCCGCTCGAGCTCGCATCGATCGACGGTGTGACGGTCATCGACGCAAAGTCGCCCGTCATGGTCCAGCAAGCGCTGTCCTTCATCGGTATGAAGTCGATGGGCCAGTCCCAGTCATCCTCGGGCATGGCATTGACCAGATGGACCTGATCTCTAAACGACAGCGGCTTTTTTTTGCACAAGAGCGTGACGTCTTGGCAGCACGGACACTTGAAGCTGAACACGTCCTCGCTGAGCCAGCGCGGCTGCAGATCGGTGAGTCTCATCTACAACTTGACCTGGCGAAGTTTGATCTCGACAGACCACAACTGATTCATGATCTGTTTGAACTCGATCGCGTCATCATCGAACCGCACACGGTAGAAAAACGTCCCCGACCAGAGCAGTTGAATCCCGGCGATGGATGCGAGGTTCGCCGTGTTGAAGTTCATGATTCCGGTCGCGCCGATGCCGGTCCAATCTTGCTGCGTGATGGCGGCCGTCGTGGTTGGCAAGTACATCGTCGGAAACGTGGTTCCGATGCTTCCCAGCGGGGACACGATGGCGGCATTTTCCAGTTGCGCGCCCCAGATCACCATGGCCGCGGTGCCGTTGGTACCTGCATAGGCGTTGGTTCCTGCCACCTGCTGCGGCACCAAGAACGCGATCAAACCGCCGGCGCCGCCCGTCGTGGTAACCGTGACGGAAAAACGCGACCAGTTCCCGCCGGCGGCTTCCGTTGAATAGGTCAGCCCGGAGAAAACGGTTCCCGAGGTGGAACTACTGACGTAGACGCCATTCGTGCGGTTGAAAACGACCAGCACGACGGATCCCGACGTGACATCCTGAATCCCCATCGAGATGTAGTTCGCTTCGCAGGGCGCCGCGTCGGAAAACACCGACCAGGTATAGGTTCCCGCCGCCGTAGCACTGGCGACCGTCTGGGAAATCTCGTGCGTGACGGATGAGCTCGTCGAGTCGTCGATGGCGTTGGCGGTCAGTGTCCCGTCGGGCGCTGCCTGCGCGGCAACGGCGGCTGTTACGTTGGATTTGGTCCAACTGGCATTCGTGAAGTCTTGACTGTGCAGCGCGTACTGGGTGCGCGAAATCCCGGATACGTATTCGATCAGCGTTCCGTAACGCATGATCTCCATCGTGTAGGGATTGCAGTTCTGGATCAGCTCGGCGCCGCCGGGACCGGCTGAATTTTCATAGGTTGCGGTCAGTTGAAAAGCGGTCGTCGATCCGTCCGTCACGGCAAACGGCATATGCGTGACCGAATTGAACTGCGGATCGAGGTACAGAAAACTGTCGTATTTGCCCGCCGCGTTCATCATCAAGCCAAACAGCGATTTCAGTTCGCTGATGGTCAGATTGTCGCGGAGCACCTCATACGTGAGCTCCCAGGACATCAGGCAATACGCCTGATAGGCGATGCGTGACTCTTTGCCGGACATCGCCTGCTGGACTCCGGTATTGAAGTTCGGCGAGCGGATGCTGTCGTAGGTAAGGCCGGGCAGACTGCCGGGATAGACGTTATTGCTCACCCGCGGATATTCCTGCGGTGCGCCTCCTTGATGGCCTTTGGAAGTGCTCCGCCGCGCTTCATCGTCTTGGAAAAGCTGCGCGAGTCAATGGCCTTGATGTTCATATTCACCGTGGAAGCTTTTCCACCGCCCCCACTCAGAGCCACACCACCCGCCGCCGGGTTGTACTGCCTGGGCACCACCGCTTCGCCCTGGTGGATCTGCGCCACCATGTCGCGCGGTACGTAGTTGGTACCGGTGTCTAGCGAGGCCATCGACTCATATCCCGCAACCGCCGCGTACGCGACGCCGGCAGCGATGGGCGCCAAGATTGGACCAATGTATGGGACGCCGGCGACGGCCGCATAGGCTCCCGAGGCGGCCTTTGCGGCGTCGGCCATGACCTGGGACGCACCCGCCGTGGCGGAGACCGCTTTCGATGCCGCGACTGCAGAGGTCTGCGAGGCCAAGCGCGCCGAATCGCCGGCGACCTCGGCGCTGGTCTGCGCCGTCTCGCTGGTGACGGTCGCTGCCGTTTTCTGATTCTCGGTCAGCGTGTGATACAGCAGACCGCCCTGCTCCAGCGCCTTTTTTCGAGTTTCCTCGGTATTGGCGAGCAACATCCGGGTCGTGTACGCCTTGATGTCATTCTCGATTTCTTTCAGCGCAAATTGCTGGCCGATTTGAACCAGCGACTGACCTAAGCTTTTGCGTTTGCCGAGCACGTCATTGATCAGTTGATTTTCGGCGTTTTCTATTTCGCTGACCGTGGCGCGCCAGGCCGTGACCTGCTCGCGCTGCTGCCTGGCGACCTCCGCCGCGTACTGCTTGTCGTACTGCTCCAGTTGCAGCACCTGCTTGGCTTTGAGCTCGCGTTCTTGATTCAGTACCCGCTCATATTCTGCGGTGCCTTGGCTCATCGTGGCGATTTCGTTCTGCAGGGATTGCAGGTCCAGCGCCAGTTCTTGAGACGACAGCGTGCGTAGGATCTGAAGTTTTTGAGCCGCGCTGACTTGGGTGGCCGTGACTTCGGCCTCGAGCGCGCCGCGTTTCGCCTCGATGTTGATCTTGGCAATTGCGATATCGGTATCAGCGTCGGATTTAGCGATCGCCGACTGCTCGGCCGCAGCCTGCTTGGCGATTTCGGCAGTTTCCTGCGCAACCGTGCGCTGAACCTCCACGCGCTGTTGAGCATTCAATTTGTCTCCGGCGAGCAGTTCGGACCACACCTGACGCTCGGCCTGCAGCCGCTGAATGGGCCCGGTGCTGGTATCGCCTGACAGCGCAGTCGCTTGTTCGCGCGCAGCGGCGATCGCTTCGGCGCCCACCGCACGGCGGCCCTCGATCTCCAGCCGCGCCTCCTCGGTGCGGATCGCGAGCTCTTCCTTGGAGTTCTTCTGCACCTGCGACAGCATCGAGGCGGCGATCTGCGCCTGTTTGGCGAGCATGCCGGACTGCGTACCGTCCCAGGTCGCCGCGACCTGAGATATCTGCTCGCGCATTCGCTCGAGTACGGGTCCGAATTGCAGGTTTGACAAATCCTCTCGCGCTTTCGCTAAGCCGGCAGTCAACTTGTCAAAGTTGGTGTTGCCGAGCTTTTCGCCCCGTTCTACCGCGATTGCCAAAGCCGCAGACATCTCATCAATCTTTGACTTGGCTGCCTGCGCCTGCATCTCCATCGGATTTTCTTTTTCGGCCGTGGCCACGCCGGTTTTCAAGGTCTGTTCCGGCGATTGCTTCGTCGCGTTGAGCTCCGAGGCGGTCTGGCGCAACAGTTCGGCCTGCTTGGCGCGTTCCTGGTTTGATCGGGTCAAGATGTCGGTGTTGACTTCCTCGATCGACGTGCCAGAGGCCAGCGCGCCGGCGTATCCCAGCCAATTGCGCCAGCTCGAGGTGACCTTGTTGTTGTTTTCATCGATCGTGCCGGTCGAGCGGCCGATCGTGGTCAGCAAAATCGACAGTTTGGCTTCCTGCTCTTTGACCGCATTGCCGGAACGGTCCGCCTGCTCGGCCATGTTGATCTGCGCCTGGGTGACGCCGCCGATCTCGCGCGCGAAATCCGCGGCGCTTGTCTTGGCGTTAAAAGCCTTTGCCAATTCAGCGGCGGCGGCCGGCGCATCCTTGCCCGTCAGGCGCGCAAAGTCAGAAACCTCGGTCGTCAATGCGCGGAAGATCGGCGTAGTGATGCCAGGAATCGAGGATAAAGACGCTACGACTGCGCGGGATTCGGTAGCGGAAATGTTGCCGGCCTTGGCCATCTCAGTGGAGTACTGTTCGAGCGCGGCGCGGGATATTTCGAGGTTGCCGGCGAACTGCGCGCCCAAGAAAGCCTGGTCGAGCTCTCTGCCGGCCTGCATGGCGCGGATGCCGAGGTACGCCAAGCCTCCGGCAAGTGCGCCGACGCCGGCGACGGCGCCGAGCGCGGCGGGTCCAAGACCGATCACGCGTTGTGCGATGATCGCGAGGGTGCCGGGAGTTTGGCGGGTGCGTCCGCTCGACAGTTCATCGAATAACGCGCGGAATTCACGGGTCGCAGTTGCGATCGAACCGTGACCGCCTTCCATCGCACGGCTGAAAGTGCTGGTGGCGAAGCCGGCCTTTTCGAGCTCGCCGGCATAGCTCGACGCCTGCTGTCGCGCAGCGAGCAGATCGCCCGCGACCTGTTGCAGTCTCGCGCTGCCTGCACTGTCGATGATGCCGGAGGCGGAGGCCTTCGCGAGCTTGTTCATCTCCGAAGTCAGGCCGTTCACTTCGGCTTTGGCAACGGCGAACTTCGTCTGCAGGTCGACGATGTCGGCCGTTATTTTGACGCTTAAATTTGAATCAGCCATTTCGCGGTGCTCCTGGGAACGGCCCAATCCCCGGCATATTCGCGCCGGTCATTCGCTGGCCCGGCACGCCATTCAATGACAGCGCGCCGCCCATGGCTTCAAACATTTGCTTCGGGTTCATCGCTCCGCCTTTCCAACGGGCCTCGAGGGACTTGCGATGCTCGTCCTGAATTTGCTCGGCCGTCTTGGTCTTGGCGCTCTTTGGTTGCCAGGTCGTGTAAACGCGCGCAAGCATCGCCAGCATTTCGTTTTCAGGCGGACACTCATCCCAGTAGTCGAATAGATCGAGGGCTTCCGGAAGCGTCATCTCGCCGACCTCGGAGGGCAGCTTTTTCAGCGCCGTGCACAGGCGCGAGAAGATAAACGGCCAATCTATGCCGCTTCCGGGGCGGCTTGCGCTTCCCCCGCGGGCTTCTCTCCATCCGCCGCAACGGGCGGCGCCGTGAGATAGCCTGCGAAGATCAGGATGTCATCGGACGCCTTGCGCAGCTCGCGCACGCCCATTTCCATGTCGAGCAGCGCGCTTGGCGTCACGGTCGGATAATCGCGTTCAAGGGCGCAGGCCACGACGGCGATCGCTTGATCCACGGAGCCCGCAAACAGGCCGTCGGGCGTTTTGTCCAGTTCCTTGACGACGCCGATGCCGAGCGCGCGCGCCTGGCGCAGCGTGAGCTTGCGCACCTTGTACTCGGTGCCGGCAAGAATGATCGTGATCGAATCCATATCCAGAAAACCTCAAAGGGTGGGGTAAGCGAGCGATACCGGCAGAAACCGCTCGCCCATCGACGGTTTCCCGCCGATGCCCCGTAAAGGACCTGTGAGGTGCGAAGCCGGCCTGCCGGGCCGGGATCAACATCGAAAACAGTTACGCCTGCGTCGCGAGACTCATCAGGCCGATCTGTTGCGCGGAGTTCGCGAAGAAATCGAAGTCATATTCGGGCATGACGAAATCGGTGATCTTGTGCGCGAGTGCGAACTTGCCGCCGATCGCCTGGAACAAGCGCAGGTAGTAGGTCGCGCCGTACAGCGTGGACTTGTAATCCAGCTGGAAGGTCGGCGTGGTGCCGATCAGGTTGTTGTTCAGGATCTGGTTCTGACCGGTCGCACCGGTCGTGTACGTGTAGGCAAAAGTGATGATCACGGAAATGCCCGCCACTTGATCAGCCGATGAGAAGGTGTAAAGGCCCGCCGAGACGGAATATTGTCCCGCCGTGGGAGAGCTTGTCACTTTGAGCAGCGGCTCGTTGTTGGCGGCGTTGACGACGCCCAAGTCGGCATTCCACGTGCCGGTATTGGGTACGGTCGGCGTAATTTGGAACGGGGTCGCCGGAATCGCAGTCGCGGCCGTGGTGTTCATTTCGTACTGCGTGCCCGTGGTCCATGAGCCGCCTATCAGCAGTGAATTGAGCGCCTGGCCGGACAACGTCGCGGCCTTGATCTTGCCGGTCGCTTTCGCGGTGCCGCGAGCGGCGAGCAACGGATACTGGTTCTGACCGAACAGCTGCTTGGTGTCGAACGAAATATCGATCGAGAACTCGTTCACAAAGCCGACGTTGAACGGCGTCGACGGCGTGACATCCGTTCGCGTCAAATAAAGAATGCCGGGGCCGAAGAGCGCCTGCGGGACCGAGTTCGTATTGGACATTTTCCAAGCTCCTCAAAGTTGAAAAGACGCCCGCAACGAAAAAAGCCGCTCATGTGAGCGGCTTCGATTCGTCGATAAGGCTTGGGGTAAAGGGTTAAGGGACTATGATTTCGACGTCAGCAACGGCGATGGCCTGGCCGCCGATGTCGCCGGGTTCTTTCTCGATCTTGCCGGACATGCGGCACCAACTGACCAGGCCGCCCAAGGTGAACTGGCCGGTCGGACTATCCGGCGCGAACGCGGCTTGTATAGCATCGAGCAAGTTGTTCAAACCGGTCGCCGGGATCGCGTCGGGATTCTGTCCCGCGCTGCTGTAGATCCACACCTCGGCCATGATCGCTTGGCGCTGCATGACGGTATTGACGTACTCGATCTGCTCGTCGGCGTCGCGCAAAAAAAGCGCCGGCTGCGCCGCGACATCGCTCCAGTGTTTGAGGCGCCGAGAGAACGTCAAGAATCCGGTCGTCAGCGAGACCTGCAGCGCGTTGGCGGTGGCCGGCAGTGACAACGTCAGCGGCGAGAGCGCCGTGATGATCGCGCCTCGAGGGACGCCGGCGCCGAACACCGGCAGTCCCACGAAAAGGCCCGTTGTGGTGCTCGGATTGGCCAGCGTCACGTTGTTCGCTTGCGTGTCCGCGGCAAAACTCGTCTGAACCGACGAGACGAGCTGGTTGAACAGCGCCGTCATGACGGACTCGCGGGAAGGCCTTCCCACTTACGGCTGCTCCGCGGCGGCCTGGGCCACCGCTTCGTTCAACGCGAGCTCGATTTCCGGCTTCATGTCTGCCAGTGGCTCGCGCAAGTACTTAAAGGCTTCAATCCGCACCGGCTTGCTCAATTTGGCGACGATGCGCCGCTTGCTGCGGCCCAAACGCGCGATAACGCCGGCGCCGGTGCGCTCAAAGGCGCGGCGCGGCTTGTTGGTCCCGTACTCGAGCGTTGCCGCCTTGGCGTATTCGTTCGAGTCACCGTCGGCGTACACTGACACGTAGCCGGCGACACGATCAGGGTTGTCGGCGTAGTCGCGTTTGGTGATTTCACTGCGCAGCTTGCCCGTGCGAAACGGCGCTGCGGCCTGGACGCGCACCTGCAGCTGCTGGGTCAGTGCCGCAATGCGTTCTTCCAGCTTGGCGCGGGCTCGGGTCGGAAAAGTCTCGAACCGCGCTGAGACCTCGCGCTCGCCGCGCGTGACGACGGTCATGCGGTCACCGGCGTTCGGTAGGCGTTCAAGATGGCCATGATGTCGTTGGGATAAGGACCCGTCTGCCCAGGCGTCGCCCCGACCCAGTACTGCTCGCCGCCGATCGTCGGTTGATTCTTTGAGCGCAGCATGGGATCGCGGCCGCGTGCGCGGAACCGTCCCACGACCAGCCGGATGCAGGCCGTCTCCAAGTCCGACGGCAGGGTCGCGACGTTGGAGCCGTAATCATCGTTCGGCAGCGCATACCCGGCCTGGTAGACCACGACGATTCGCCCCGGTGGCCAGGTGCGCGGGCGTCCAAATTCATTCAGCCGGTACAGCATGGCGTTGCCTTCATCGCCCGGCAGTAGCGATCCCGAATCGACTTCGAAATCGTTGCCGACGACGAGCTGGGAGGTTTGCCCCGCGACCGTTTCCTGAACCGACAGGCCTGCGGTAAAAGTCGCCTGCGTCTGGCTCACGGTGACCGGTGCCGACAGCACCACGCTCGTCGGGTTGACCGTTGAGATCGTCGCGCCGCTCGGCACTCCGGACGCCAGCGTGGACGTTTGGGCCGAGGTCGCCTGAACATCCTGAACGCCGGATCCAAACACCGGCATTCCGGCGTAAAGACCAGCGGTTGACACAATCCCGCTGATCACCAGATTGTTCTGCGTGGTGTTGCCGACGAATGACATCGCGTTCGTCGCCAATGGCCATCTGGACAGCTTTAGCGGATTCGACGCGCCACGCACGCCCTCGCCACGCACGCCGCGCTGCGGCCGGAATTCATCCTGCCAGGTGGCCAGCCCGAAGATCCGATTGCAGTAGCGCGAGATCGCCGCTGATTCCTCCGCGATAAAGCGCGTCAGGCTCGTATCGTTCGAATCATCGGTGATGTTGAGCTCGTCCTTGACGTTCGCCAACGTCGTCAATCCCGCGGACGCAGGGGCACTCAGCAGCGTCTTGAGAACGTAGCTGGCGGTCTGGCCTTGCATGTCAGTGTACGAGCCGCGTCACCAACGACAGCGTGACCAGATTTGTTTGCGAAGTGCCGGCGACGATTTTGAATGAACTGATCCCACGGAGGATTGTGGGATCGAGTGCCAGGTATGCTTGCCCAGCGCCAATACTGGCGCTCACATAGGCCGCACCAGTCCCGCCCGCGAACGTCACGACTGGCCCGAAGGTGGCGCCGCCATCAATCGAGGCCAGAAAGGAAATTGTGGCCGCCGACCAGTTGGCGGGAACCTGAATCCCCACTAAAACCTTGTTTCCGATGTCTACTTGCGGCGACGTGGTCTGTCCGGCCGCAATGGTCGTCGTGACAATGTCTATTTCCATGAAATTCTCCTTGCGCCAACTTGACAGCCATATTGACGCACCATACTATCCTCTTCCCAGCGTGGCAATGCCAAGCGCAGCAAAGCACAGCGTGGCACAGCTTAGCGAGGCCTCGCGTGGCACAGCCGCGCCTAGCACAGCAACGCACAGTTTTGAAGTCGCGGCATTGTGTCGCGGCAAGGAGATGTCAGTGGAAATACGAGTGTTTAAATTCACAGGTCTTACTCCGCTTCTGATGTGCAACATCGAGAGCGTGAACGGAAAATTGCCGCAACTAAAATTGGGTACAACGCCTAACAAAGGCGATATCGAAAGGATCGCCGAGGCACTCACCTACCGCGAGCCCGACGGAACGCTCTACATCCCCTCTGGCGCGCTTCGCACATCGCTGCTCGACGGATGCAGCGGCCAAAAGTTTGCTGGAACAAAAACGGGACCACGAAAAATGTTTCAGGCGACGCTGTTCACCGCTGAAGATAGCGTCGAAATGAAATAGTCTATCCACGGCATCCCCAAGCAGGGCCTAGCTCAGCGTCGCGGCGCGCAGCACAGCACAGCACAGCACAGGAGTTACCAGTGAAAAAGCATCCCCTTTCTGCTCTCGTTTTCGACTTCACTCTTTTCCCGCGCGGCAGCATCGATTCCCATCACGTCGGCGAGATCGAGTCGGCGATCCGTGCTGGTTCTTCCATGCCTCCGCTTGTGATCGACAAATCATCCAAGCGTGTTGCAGACGGGTTCCATCGAAGCAAAGCTCTCATTCGCATCTACGGCGAGGACTACGAGGTCGAATGCATCGAAAAAACGTACAAGACGGACGCCGACCTATTCCTAGACGCCATGCGCTACAACGCCTCACATGGCCGCGCCCTATCGCAGCACGACAAGGCGCATTGCCTGCTGCTGGCCGAAAAGCTGGCCATCGATGCTGTCGCCGTCTCGCAAGCGCTGAATCTGACATCGGAGCGCATGGGCGAACTACGCTCCAGTCGCATCGGAACCATCTCCGGTCGCCCCATCGCCCTCAAACAGACGATCCGACACATGGCCGGCAAGGAACTCACCAGCAATCAGTCCGCCGCCAATGACAAATTGAGCGGCATGAATCAGATGTTTTATGCCAACCAGATCATTACTCTGATCGAGAATGACCTTCTTGACCTATCGAACGTTGAACTGATGCAGACGCTTGAGAAACTTGAGCGGCTGCTTCAGTCGGTTTGCAGAACAAAAGCGGCTTGATATTTTTCCTAGCATCGCTCATCAACGCAAAGCGAAGCGAAGCGCCGCGCAGCAAAGCAAAGCGCAGCCTGGCCAGGCAAAGCGCAGCACAGCACAGCACAGGATGGCCGTCAATTTGACCGCCAGGATTCCATACGGTATACATGCCCTCCGATGACTGGCACAGAACTCAAGAAACTCCGAGAGAAGCTGAAACTGACACCGACCGCCGCGGCGGCGTCGATTTCCGTCAGCGCGCGCACTTGGCAGCGTTGGGAAGCCAGCAAGAAGCCGATTCCGGAGCCGATGGCACGTCTCTTTAAGATCCTACACGGAATCGAAAAGCCTTAGCGCTTACGAGCGGTTCATCCCGATCTGAACCATGTCGATGTCCATGGTGCCGACGCCGACGCCGGACGCCTTGTAGACCGAGAAGTAAGGTTGCAGGATCGCGTTCGCACCCGTTGCGGCAAACGTGAATTGACCCTTGGTGCTGGTCTCGACGCCGTCGATGAAGAAGCGCACGTTGGTGGGATCCGTGGTATCGATGCGAAAGATGTGAAACGTGTCGACGGCCATCGTGACGCCGCTCGAGCCCGAGAGCGTGCTGACGCCGTCTTTGGTGCGCATGTTGACGGCACCCGAGCCGCTTTGCTGGAACTGCGCGTAATAGGCGACGTTGTCGGGACCTGAGACCCAGGCGCTCTGCAGTCCGAACACGAATTCAACCGCCGCCAAACTTGGCAGCACATGATTCGACACGCGCGCTTCCCACACCGCGGACTTGGTCATGTCCCAATTGAGCATGTCGTTCGCGTAGAGGTCGGCCTCTTCCGCTTCGGACGTGCTCGTAAGCGCCAGGCGAATCAGGCCGCCGGGGTAATTGGAAACGACGGAGCAGGTCGGCGGCGCCGAACCCACGACCCGTTGCACCCAGGGGTAACCCGACGAGGGCGACCCTTGAGTCGGGATCGTCGTGTGGCCAGGGCCGCAAAAATCTTCATCAAGAATGACGGTCGTCAATCGCGTGACCGTTTCGCTGGTCAGTGCGTCGTACTCGGACTGCGCGTCGCCGCTCGCGGCGTTGCGCGACCGCAAAGAAAGAAGGCTGCCCATGGGATTGATCCTCGTGCTGGGAAAAAGAGAAGGCCCCGCTCACGCAGGGCCGCAAGTTGGCGTGAAGCCTTAGACCTCGGAAGCCGGCGGAACCGCCTGCTGGAAGCGACCCAGGTATTCCATGTGCGCCTCGACGATGTTCGCGGCGTTCGACGCGCTGATCTGCACGGCGATATGATTGAACCCGTTCGCAAGGTCCAGCGCATCGGCCGGATCGAATTCGAACACCACGATCTTGTCTGCAATCGACGCATCCGTCGTGAAACTGTTGGCTGCGGTTTGCGCGACCAAGGTATCCGAGACGGTGGTGGCCGCGTTGTAAAAGATCGGCGGACTCGCCTGAGTTCCCACGGCCTTCGAACCGGTGCCGGAACTGCTCTGCGCCTGCAGCGGCGTGATGGTCACCGGCGCGGCATTGCCTTGGTTCACGTGAACGACGATCGCCACCTTGCCCGAAGAATTGCGCAGCGATTTGTAGGGCCCGGTGATCGAGCCGCCGTTGGCCTGCGGAGGAATCAAGCCGATCGGCGGCGCTTGATAGACAAAATTGAATTGCTTGGACATGAACGGATGCTCCTGCCGCCCCCCATTGCGGCGAATTCGAAAGGGTGAGGGCGCGGCTGGGGAACCGCGCCCTTGAAGCTCAGATCAGATCGAATCGAATTACCGCTGAGCCAAGACGACGAACGGGGACTTCGTGTTGCTGCCTTTGAACGGAGTCAGCGTGGTGTGCCAGAGCGGATTTCCGTCGACTCTGTACGTGAAACGAAACACCATCTCATCCGTGAGGAAGCGCACGTGCATGGACGTGGCCGCCTGCATACCGCGCTTGTCGGCCAGCACGTACTGGCTGAAGTCGGCGAGCGTGATGTCGCCGGGCGCGCCCAGAGTGGCCGCATACTCGATCGGGATGATCGGCCGACCGAACAGCGAGGAATACGGCGCGTTGTTGATGCCGCCCGCGGGCATGAACATGGGCAAGCCGCCGGTACCGACCGTCTGACTCAGCTGGTAGAGCTGCGGCTCGACGTCCTGGTTGATGTACCAGACCGCGTTCTTGCGCGAGCGGATCCACATGCGCGACCACATGTTGACGATGTTGTTGATGGACAGCGTAGCACTGGCCTGGCCGTTGTCCTTCGGCACCGTCACGAGACAGGGCGCATTCAAGATACCGAACGGCTTGCCGACACCGTCGCCTTCGAAAATGCCGTCCTCCGTCATAAACATGATTTCCTCGGAGAAGGCCTGCGTCGCGATCGCCTCGAGCGCGCTCTGGTCCTGCAGGAGCTCATCCGTGACACTCATGACCGAGAACAGCTTCTTCAAATCCAGCTCAATCAAACGGAACTTAGGCTTTGTCGCCGTCGGCTGATCGCCTTCCGCGAGCCAGTAGGACTGCACACCGCCCCAGCGGCTGCCGGTTGCGCGGCTCGTTTCATCGACGGCCGGCAGTTTGATGCCGTTGGCGTTCGCGGAGATCGGCAGCTTGAATACGCGACCCAGGATATCGCCCATGTCGTAGGCGCGAGTCCACACCGCAGAGGCGAAGTCCGATTGCACCAGGAAGCCGCCGGCGGACGCGTCGGATTCGCCGGCACCGAACGGCGCGCGTACCAGACGCGAATCGGACGCACCGCCCGAGTAATGCTGCGCGATCGCGGAGAGTTGCTCCCCGAAACTGCGGAAGTGTTTCTGCGGGTCGACCTGGAAACCAATGACGCCGCGGGCGTGAGCGACGTAATCTTGGGCGCCCCACGTGCGCGACCGCAATTCGCGGTCGACGCCAAAACGCAGCAGCTGGTTCGGGGCGATCAGGTTGTCGTTGGCCGCGGAGCCCGCGGCTTCGCCAACCGGCCGTGCAGCGCCGCGCGCGAAGTCGGTGGCCTTTTGCGCCCGCTCGATCAGCGCATCCAGTTCCGTGATCTGCCGTTCGGTCTTGCCGAATTCCTCGGGATTGTCGATGAGGGTTGCAATTTTGACCGCCAGTTCGGCACGACTCTGGCGGAGCTCGCTGATCTTCATATTGAGAACTCCATAAAGTGAAAAAGCGCCGAAGTAGCGCCTTTAGGGGTCGGCCGTTGCCCAAGCGGCGAATAACAGGGGCGGAAACAAAATCAATCGAGGTCGAGGGTGATCGGCTCTTTGCGCGCGAGCTCGGCCGCGCGCGCCGCGCGAGCCTTGCGGGCTTTTTCTTCCTTCGCCGCTTCGCTGTCTTTGACATCGTCGGCGTCGGACTCATCCGACTCCGAGGTCACGGCGCCAGTGAGCACCGCGCGAACACAGCGCTGCGCGGCTTTGAGCGAGCGGCCAAGAGAGCTATGGGCATCGCCGACATCCCCATTGCAGTCCTTGATCCGATGGTGCTCGTCGCCGATCTTTTCCATGTCTGCAGACGCAGCACGGTGGTATTGCACGGCCTTGTCCAGCGCGTCAGACGACAACTGCGGTGAGCTGGCATTTTGAATGGTGCGCAAATGGTCGCCGAACGCCGATAGGGTCTTGGTCGCGCGCTCGTGGTGGTCCATGGCCTTGTCCACATGATCGCCCACCGCCTCATGGTGTTCGCCCAGGTGCTGGTGATGTTTCCAGGCCCGCACGTGGTGGTCCTGGGCCTCCTCGAGCTTTTCTCCGTTCGACTTCGACAGTGCTTTGCCGGCGCGGGCAAGCGCGATGCCGCGGCGCCACGCGCGTACGCCGGCGGTCTTACCGGCGCGGACGAAGGCGCGATCGGCGTCGCCGAAATCCTCATCGTCATCTTCCTCATCATCGCCGACCGTATTGGCGATGAGCTCGTCGACCTCTTCGGCGGCCATGGCTTTGACCGCGGCACCCAAGGTTGCAAGCGACTCGCCGATCATCGCCGGCAGTTGCGAGTCATCGCCCTCGACTTCGGCCTCGTATTCGGACGCTTCGTGCGCATAGCCCAGCTGGTGCAGGATGTACGCGAGATTCGCCAGTTCGCACAGTCCGCGGCGGAACGTCGGAACCTTCGGGGCCCGATCAATCGCGCGGCGATGCTTCGCCACGATGGCGCGGTCGGTAGTCTCTTTGGCCATAGCCTGTTTCTCCTGGGTGTGAACGGGTGCCTTGGTAGGCATTTTTGCGGCTCTGCGCAGTTGTTCGAGTTCGCCGCGGGCGACGAGCGTCATATCGCCCTTGTCGAGCAGCCGCTCGGCCCACTCGTACAGCGGCGCGGTGTCGACGCCATGCGAGCGGGCATCGAGCAGCGCGGAAGGAAGCGCCGGCAGCGGAACGATGCTGACCTCGAGCATGTCGACGGACGTGAAGATCGCGGCGACGTCGGGATCCGACGATCGCTTGTAATCCAGCGGCTGCCAGGACAGGCTGACCGCCCGCAACCACTTGCCCGCGACCAGATCGCGGATCGTGCCGGCGAAGGGCAATATGTCCCGCGGCGCGAAGGTGATGTCGATGGTGCAATCGGCGCTGCTGGTGTCGATGTTCGTGCCGCGCCCGATGGGCGGCTGGGTGTCGTCGTGCGCGAACAGCACCACCGGATTGCGGTCGTAGTTTTCATGATTGATCGCGCGGTTCTGCACGATAAAGCCATCGCGGCCGACCTTCTCGTTGCTAAACACGAAACGAAACGTGTTCTCATCGGTTTCGGTCTGCGCCGGCCACGCTTCCACTGTGGGCGCCAAGCGACGGATCGGTTTGTCGAATGTCATGCGATCTCACTCAACTGCTTTGCCAGCGATTTGAATTTCTCGATGCAGTCACGCTGCTGACTGATCGCCAAGCGTTGCTGCTCACAGGTTTCGCGCAATTCTTGCTCGACTTCCGAGGGGCACCATCCTTTTTCACGCAGCGACGAGAGTTCCGCACGACGGCTGGCAATCTCGGCTCGCAAATCTTGTTCGACCGTGCTCAGCTCGGCGTGGTTTTTGCTCCAGGTCGCGTTTGCAGCACGAGTGATTGCAAGGTCCGACTCCAGTTGAGTTGCGTGTTCGCGAATCGCTGTCAGCTTCGTGGCAGCGTCGGTCAGCATGGCCAAAGCCTCGCGACATCCGGATATGCCGTCCGACCAGGCGCTGCGATTGTCGATGAGGCCCTGCAGGCGTTTGAGCGATTCCGAGACATCGCCGCTCAATTCGAGCAATTGCTCGCCAAGCTCGCTCATACCTTGGCCAATCCTTTCTTCGGCGGCCGCCCACCGCCCTCGCCTTTCTGCCCGGTCTGATCGCTGCCCACGGCAGGCGCGTTCGGGTTGGGATTCGTGTTTTTGTCATTCGGCACGGTCGGGTCCGCCGGATCCGGCTGCGCCTCGAACAGATCCGAATCGACCGGCGCCGTGTTGACCGGACGGAACACCGTATCGCCGCCCTCGACGCCGTCTTGACCCTCGTTCGAGCGCACCTCGTTGATGGTCATCCAGCCGGTGCCGCCCAGGGCCACCCGGTTCGCCGCGTAACGGGTGGCGATGTCCGCGCGCAGCAACCGACCCACATCGAACTCGATGAACATCTCATCCGGGTCGATATCAAAAGTGAACTGCGCGCGCTGCTCCCACATCTCGATCCAGGTCGAGAGCGTGTAGTTCAGATACTCCTGCGCGAGCTGCGTGATGCTGTTGCCGGCCGTGCGGGTCATCTCGCCCAGCATGTGCGGCGGCATGCGGTAGATGCGTCCGATCTCCGCCAGCTGAAATTGCCTCGAGGCGATGAACTCCATGTCTTGCATGGTCATCGACAGCGGCTGCCATTTAAGACCCTGCTCCAGAATCGCGGTCTTACCCGCATTGAACAGCCCGCTGTTGAGCGTCTTCCAATCGTTTGCGAGGCGCGTCGCGGCTTCCGGCGAGAGCTTCTGATCGGTCGTCAGGATCCCGCTCGGCTTCGCACTGTTGCCCGACCAGCGCGAGGCGAGCTGCTCCTGCGCAATGGCCAGACCAATGGATTCGCGCGCCATGCCAATCGGTGACAGACCCAGCAACCCGTTCATGGTCAAGGCCTTCAGATGGAAGATATCTTCCGACTGAATCAGTAACGGCTCGTTGGCAAGCACCGCCATCTCATGCAGGCCCGAGCGGGTGACCATGTAAAACAGACTGCCATCCGGCGCTTCCCACAGCGCGACCCGATCCGGATTGATCGGCACCAGCATCGTCGGCTGGCCACGGTAATCGCGAATGATCACCGCGTAGCCGTTGCCGCGCAGCAAGACACTACACTGCAACATCCCGCAAAACTCGAACCACGTGAGCCATGGCGCGGGCTTCTGCATCAGCGAATAAAGGTAGTGATCCTTCGCCTTCGTCCGCTTGCCCATCCGGTCGCCGCGGAAGATCGAGGCACCGAGTTTGGCCAGGTCATAGCTGATGATCGATACGCAGGCGAATACGGCCGACACCTGCATCGCGGAGGCCTGGTTGACCGCAACGCCGGCGGCCGTCGGCGTTGACCAGCCCCAATCAGACCAGTTGAGGGCGTCCGAGGTCGTGTCGTTGGTGCGCGCGAGCCTGGCGCCCATGCCTTTCGCGATGCTGCCGGCGAGTCCCATCAGCCGTTACCGCGAGCCCGCAGGATTGTTCCGGCGATGAGCAGCAGGCCGCCCACGATGAAACCGGCCGGCTGGTAGATGCGCCAGGAGCCATACGCCAGCAGGGCGGCGCCGGCGAGCAGCGCGGCCGTTTCAAGAATCGAATCAAGTTTCACGCCGGCCGTCTCCTAAGAATTCAAACGATCATCAGGCCGCGTGATTCGTAGACCGACTTGCCCACAGGTGCCGCCTGAGTCGCTGCGCCGACCGCCATCGCCAACGCGACCAGCGCGTCGATTCGATTCACCGCACGACGTTTGGAAAACCATCGATTATCAAACGGGTCATGCTCGACGGCCGCCGACATCATGGCGGAGATCAACACGGGCGACCGCCGCAACCGGATCCGTTTTTCGAGAATCAGAGTTTCAAGCATCAGCACTGAGCCGGGCATCCATAGACCCTGCGGCGCCTCTTGGCCATTTATCTTTGCAGCTTCGACTTGTTCGGGCGTCGCCTTGGCGCGGCGGACCCCGCCTTGTGGATGCTCGACCTGAAAGACTGTCACGCCTTGCGCGTCGAGCTCGTCCTCAAGCTTCCGGTAGGCATATCGGTCGTAGGCCAGCATCGCAATTTGATACTCCGCGGTCGCTTCGGCGATTCGAGCGGCGACAAAATCAAGGCGGATGTTGCGGCCTTCGACCGCGTTCAACCAGCCTTCGCGCGCCCATACATCGTAAGAAGCTTGATCGCGCAGCGATCGCTCGTCGAGCGTGTCCTTTGGCGTCCAGGCCTCGACCCAAGCGTCGTAAGTTGGCAGCTGTAGTACCTTCTCGCCGTCCGCATCGGTTCGGCGGACTTCTTTCGTTCCGGTCTCGACGACAAAGGCGAGCGCAGTCAAGTCCTGCGATCCTGACAAGTCGGCACCGACGTAGGTCGGCTTGCCAACGTGCTCGGTTGGCTCAAAGTCGGCGAGCACCTCCTCCAACGCCGCGCGGCTCATCCACGTCTCGGCGGCATCCGTCCATACACAGAAATGCAACCGCAGGATGCCGTTCAGCTTGCCAGGGATCGCTTTGGCTTGGCGCACGACGCCGGCGAGGTAATCCTTTTTGATCGTCACACCGAGCAGCGGGTTGGCCTTTGCCCAGCAACTGGGATCGTTCAGCGGGTCGTCGTTCTTGTCGAGCGAGCAGACGTAGCTGAAGGCCTCGTCATCGACCGGATCGCCGACAAACGTTGCATCCTCATCCGGCGTCATGGTGCCCGCCGCGACGCGGATGCCGTGCTGGTGTTCTTCCCAGCAAACGGAGTTCCGGTCCGAACCGGAATTGGTCGCCATCACCAGCAGCGGTTGCTCGCGCGATTTGAATCCGCGTTCCAGCAGTTCAATCGTGGTGCTGTTCTTGTGCTCGTGCACCTCATCGCACAGCGCGCAGCTCGGCCGCGGGCCCGACTGACCATCGTCGCTTGATATTGGTCGAAAGAACGAGCCGGTCTTGAAATCCGCTAGGTTCCAGACCGGGTTACCACCTGATTTTTTAAGTCGAGTAGCGAGGGCTGGTGACTGGTCGACCATCGCGACCGCGTCTCGAAATAGGACCATGGCCTGATCTTTCTTTGAGCCCGCAGCGTAGATCTCGGCTCTTGACTCGCCATCAGCAAGCATGCAGTAAAGGCCAATGCCGGCCAAGAGCGGCGATTTTCCATTGCCCTTCCCTTCCTCGTCGTACATGCGGCGGAAGCGCCGCGTCCCGTTGGCCCGCTTCCAGCCGAACAGCGATCCGACCCGAAAGGCCTGCGAGGCATCCAGTTTGAACGGCACGCCCTCGAACTTGCCGCCGTTTAAGCGCAGCACGTCGGGAAAGAAGCCGATCGCGCGCTGAGCCGCGGACAGATCCCAGCGCAGGCCTCGCTGTTTGCCGTCGACCAGGTCTTTAAGGTGGCGTCGGCAGGCATTGCGCACATGCGGTCCCGCGACGATTTTTCCTTTTACGACCGCTTTCGCGTAGGCGGTGACCGGGTCTTTGGGATCAGAAATACTTGGAGGCCGGGTCTTGTTGTTTCGTTTCGCCATCGGACGTTTTGGCCTGCTGCGGGTTACCGCTCGGAATCGTTACGCCCATGCGATCGCGGGACGACATGTCGAAACCGAGCTCCGATCCGAGTGCACGCAGTTGCGCGATCCGCGAAGCAATCATTCCCGATGGATCGTCGTCATATTCGGCCTGCAAATGGCACCACATCGAGGCCTTCGGACCATCCGCCCAGGTCAGCCAGTGACTGCGGGCAATAAAGCTATCCCAGAGTTTCCCAGCTGCGCCTTTGAGCTTTTTTGGCTTCTCAGGCGGTCCGCCAAGGATTGGCAATTCCGTTTCGCGCGTTTTCGGTAGCGGACGGTCCTTGATGTGGCTTCCTGTTACCAGCCTGAGATTTGGAGTCGGCTTGCGCCCTCTGATGGCCATTGAAAACCGCTATTTTTTAATTCGGGAAAATGCATGCGGCGGCACCACACGGTTGCACAGCCGGCAGGCCGGTTGGGCGAAAACCCCCTTGGCCACACGTTTGATCCATATGGATTAGAAATACCATATCCGCTTCGCCACACTACGTTGCACTCATATGGCATAGGGGCCACCGCACAGCCTTACCTCAGCGAGCTACCCACGATTGGGATCCAGAGGCCACCCATTTACATCGCACCCTTTCACTTTAAATTGACCACCCTGATAGCGCGCGCCTTTGTGCTCTTTCACCTGCGCATCGTGGCTCAAGCACAGCGTGCGCAGGTTATCCAACACATCCAAATCTGTCGGATTAGGAACGTCCGGCCGCGTTTTGATGTGATCAGCTACCTGACCGCGCCTACCGCAACCAGCGACCGTGCAGCGATGTCCATCTCGAGCCAGGCACAGCAGCCGCAGCGACTTCCAATGCGGCGAATCGTAATAACGAACGCTGTTCATACAATCGCCAAATTGATCTCAACCGGGTAAATGGCGCTCGAGGCCATCGTCAATTTCACGATGATCGTATAGACGTTGCCATACGTTCCGCCGCCAATCTTTGCCGTTGCGGTCAAAGCGGTGTTCGATTGCGACGAGATTGTCAGCGTAGCGTCCGGCGGATTCTGCTGCGTCCATGTCACGCTGCTGATCGAGTCTTCGCCTGCGACTGGCGGAACGAGCGGCGTCCAGGTCAGCGATCCGTCTGAAACCGTTCCGGTTTTAGCCCAAGCCGGCTCTATCGGTCCCGTTTGACCAGCCGCTGAAGATTGATACGCAAAACCTGATTCGTTGCCATTAGAGGGTCGCACAACCGCATTGGCTGCAATGGATGCGTTAGCGGTCCAGGGACTGATTGCCACCGAACCCACATCAATGACATAGGGCAACGCTGCGCCAGCAAACTGCGACAGGTTGACCGGCGTCGATTCATTGACGGAGATGTCGGTCATTCGTCCTCTCGCAACAGAATGCTTCGACCGCCGTCGGTCGTCACAGAAATTCGACTCGCGGTGGTTTGAATGAGACGCACCGACCGATCGCTCGGCATCAACAAGATTCGCTGACCGACCAGGCTGCCTGCCGATCCTTCCAAGAAACCACCAAAGCCCGCGGTGGCGCCCGAAATTCCGATCAACGATACCTGCAGCGACATGGCGCCGGTATCGGCTGCAATGGCGCCTGTAATGCCAGCCAACGCGACATTATTGGCCAGCGTTCCTGAGAATCTTGCGACCGCGCCTGCAGATCCCGACAACACCGAACCTTGCTGCGCGTTTAGCGATCCGGAGAACGTTGCAGCCGCGTTTTCGCTTCCCGACAACGAAATGCTGATCGACAGCGCGCCCGAATTTGCATTTACGCCTGCCGATAGGCCCGACAGCGTCAATGCATTCGACAGTGCGCCGCCGCTCGACGTCGTTGCGGCGATGGAACCTGCGATGGCTACCGCGTTAACGAGGGATCCGCCAAATGCCGCTCGAGCGCCGATCAAACCCGAAAACGCCGCGGCCGAGCTGCTCGACAGCACGCCGCCTGCGGTCGCGACGACAAAAGTCGATCCATTCAGCGCAATCGAATCGGATAGCGCGCCGCTCGATAGGCTGACCGCGCCGATTGTTCCGCCAAGAGAAACGGCAGTGCTTAAATTTCCGCCAAAGCTGGCAGTAGCGCTCGATACGCCGGAGAAAGCCGATGCGCTTCCGGTCGTCAGCGATCCAGTCAATGCGCCGACGGCAAATGCGCCACCCACCAAGCTCGCGGCGATCGACAGGTTGCCCGTGTTGGTTGCGAGCGCCGATGTGACGCCCGTCAACGTCAGCGCATTGCCGAGATTTCCGCCGTTGCTGGCTTTTGCATTGACTGCGCCACCCAGAGCGGCGGCATTGCTCAGTGCACCGCCGAAACTCGCCGCTGCGCTTGAGGTGCCTGCCAGTGCAGAGGCCACGCCGCTCGCCAGCGATCCTGACAGTGCGCCAACAGCGAAAGAACTGCCGCTCAGTGAAAGCGACAACGACAACGCGCCTGAGTCGGTCGCAGAGGCCGTCAGATTGCCGTTCAATCCGACGGCGTTGGCGGCCATGCCCGTATTGCTGGCTTTGGCTGCGACCGATCCCGCCAGCGCATTTGCGATGCTGATGGCAGATGCGTTGTTGGCGGCCGCGCCTAAGATGCCCGCGACAGCGTTCGCGACGCTCATCGGGCTCGCATTTTTTGAAACTGCACCGATCGTGCCGCTCAAGGCCTTCGCAACATTAAGCGAAGCCGAATCGGTTGCTACGGCCAGCGATGAACCGGCGAGAACTGCAGAGCCGCCGCCGGACGATTTGAAAGCAATTGCAACCGCGCCGATAACGCTAGGGTTTTGGCTTAAGGTATAAGAATCTGCATACGTCCCGGTAGACGATACAATGGCATAAGACTCTGCGTAGATATTATCGCCAGAGCCGGTGATTGAATCTAAGGCTGTAAACGGCGAGGTACTAGTGAATGTGAAGCCGGAGCCACTATTCGCGTAGGAGCCAAAGAACGACAAAATAATATCGTTCGCATTTGTGGTCGTGAGCGATGGGCCGTTGAAAGTAGCCCCGCTACTAACGCAATATGAATTGCTTACGTCGGTAACAGATGACGTTGCGACGCCTGTAACTTCATCAAAGAATCCACCGAAATAAGTAGCGCCTCCAGCTACCGCAACGGTGACAACCATTCCGGTTCCACCTATTGCATTTTCACACTTAAAGCCGTAGACCCAAAGATTACCAGTATCAACAGCCGACTGATATTGAGTGTACGTATTACCTAAACTGTCAGTGACAGTAAAGGTGCCGGACGAATAAGAAAGTATCGCTACATTAAACGTGCTACCAGAAACCGAAGTATTGACCGTACACGTCGTTGAACTAACGAATCGTCCGTTTATCTGACCGTGCGCACCTAATGCGGCCATTACGCCGCGCCTAGCTTATGGTCGCGAGCAGCGTCGTAAGCAGTGTGGCAAGCGGGGCAGTTTGATTCGACGTGTAGACCTGCCACGCAACCCCGTTGCTTGATAACGTGACAGCGGTAGCTGAAGGAAAATTGTTCATAATCCATGTGCCGACTGCTACTAGCGCGGCTTGCATGGTCGAAAAATCGTTTGCAACGTTTTCGTTTGAGTTGTTCATTTGGGCTTGGGCATACGTCACGATGCCGGGAACGGCGGCATAAGACGTCAGTTGCGTATTGAGCGCCGCGAAATTTGCGAACGTGTTGATAAGCGCTTGCGCATTTAAAGTTCCCGCACTAATTTGCGCCTGCAAATTCGTTGCCGTCGCTTTAATTTGAGCGGCAGTATTACGCGCCGCTAACCAAGCCTCAGCAGGCGTTAAAGGTAACGTCGCGCCGTTCGCGGCCGGGAATGGCATTTAATTATCTTGCTTGATCGTCAGCTGATTGCCCGCAAACGACGGCGTATTGCCGGTCGCAGAAATGTTCTGCGGCGTCGACAGAATTCCGAAGCCCAACGAATTACCGCCCGTAAGCTGATCGCGCAGTTCGTAGGCGCCGACGATGCCCCACGCGCCGGTCGAGGTCGGAAATGTGATCGAGTTGCTGTTGCTGGTGGTCGCGGTGGTGCCGGTGCTCGCCGAGCTGCCGCCCTGGGTCGCCGCGAAGTCGGTGAGTGCCGGATAGCTTCCCGCTTCGATCTTGACCCGTGCGTACGCGGATCCGGAGACCTCCGCAAGTCCCGACGGAAAACCCGTGCCTGTCTTGAGTACTGGCGAGAGCTCGGTGAACACGGCCGTGCCATCCGTGATGGCTTCACCGTCGACGCCGAGATAGGTCGTCGGCTGCGATGAGGCGCTGGTGCCCGCCGTGGTGCAGCGGTACAGATGCTGGTTCGTGTCCCCGCCGGCGCCGCCGGTAGGAGTGAGCGACATGCAATCGCCGGACGCATACGCGGTCGAGTTCGCGCGAAGGCCTTTGTTGATGGTGAGCAGCGACACGTAATGCGCAAGATCACACGGGATGCCGGAAACCGCGGTCCAAGTCACGGAGCCATCGGTCAGTGTGCTGCCGGGATTCGGCACGGCCAGCGTGGTTGTACTACCGCTGGTGCCGGCGGTGGTGCAGCGAAGAAATTTTCCGCCGCCTGCCGTGAAGGTCGAAGGCGGCACGACCACTTGGCCCAGCGTATAGGCGGTGGTCGCGGCCCAAACACCAGCCACAACCGCAGAGGAGCCGGCCGCGCCGGCCGAGGTCAGCGCGCCGCCGCGATACTGGCCATCAATCAGACGATTCGTCACGTAATTCGACAGGTTCATGAGGCCGTCCTTCGGGGATCAAGGGGGTGTTTAAAATTCGCGGCCGGGAATTTCACCCGGCGGCAGGGCCGACCGAAGTCAGCGCTGCGTGAAACGAAAAAGGCCGCGTTTTTCAGGCGCGGCCGAATGGACTTCCGATAAGGGGATGACTCATCGTGAAGAAATTCCCCCAGGGAGGTCAGGGGAATACGCCGGCGGGTTTAGGGCCGATGTTTGGGAGATTTGCGCAACCCAGAAACGCAAACACCGCCTGATAGGCGGTCATTTCGGGGTCTGTAAGACAAATCTGAGGGAGATTTCTACAGGGACTGTCGACAGTTTGCAAATTTTACAACGTGAGGCGACTCACGTTTTTCTAAACAGACGCTCTCGCCAATGCTCGATCTCCGGCATCATCAGACCATAAAGCATCGACTGAGCAGCACGCAATCGGTCGCGATACGGCGATCGCTTGCCACCCAAGAATCGCCATTTTTGCTCCTGCGACAGACCGGGCCGGATGATTCCGTCCCAGTAACATCGGTATTCCAGTTCGACGATTTCGTAAAACCGATCAGGCAAAGCCTTGATGCACTGCTCCAAATGAACAAAATCATCATCCGACAAACGGATGTAGTACTCACCTTCAAGGATCGAGGGGATTGCCAGTAGCACGCCAGTCTGCTGTTCGCGCTGCGGCCCAGGCCGCCCCTCTTTCGTCCAATTGGCCCAGCCCTCGAGAACCTTATCGAGAAAAGTGATTTCCACGTCATTCGAGTTTTCGAGATAGTCGAGCCTGACTGCCATGGTGCCGTTCAGTGAGTCTGCGAAATGAAATAAGCCACCATCAACCCCGCGGCGATCAAGCAATACGCCGCGACAATCCCCGCGGTTCGGTAGCGCTCGAACCGATCATCCAAGTCGAAAGGCAAATCCCGAATGATCTTCATAACACGATCTCCCTGTTTCCCTATCCGTTTGAAAGTTACGCCGGCGGCCGCCAGCCCAGCTTCCAAAGCGTCTGCATCGTCCAGTCAATCGCATGTCCCGACTTCACCTGTTCGGGGGTGAAGGGCAGCACCAGCCACCCTAAGCGTGCGGCGTACTGGTGCTTCTCGACATCTCGAGCGAGATTCGTCGGATGCGAATGCGCCCCGCCGCCGCCGCGCCAGATCCCGCCGTTGATCTCGATCAGCAGTTCGTACTCGACGAAGGCGAAGTCCGCCGTGAACCGGCGCCCCATGGATTTGGCGAACTGATATTGCGGCTCGACCTTCGGTAGCTTTCGCACCTCGCACTGAAACGCGAAGGTCGTCTCGCCGCGATTCATGCGCGGCTTCGAAGGCGATGGTGCGAGCATGAAAGCCACGTCAGGTGTCCTAAATGCGCCCGGCGAGCAGCAGCACGATTAGGATAATCAGCAGCAATCCACCGCCGCCATATCCAACCCGTTGTCCGTACCAGCCGACATGACCGCCGGTGAAGGCCAAGACCACCAACACGATCAACAGAAGCGTAATGAGATTCACGGTTTTTTCCTTGAGAGTAGTTAGTTGAATTTATCCGCCGCTTCCTGCCGACGGCGCTTGCGCTCAGCCTTGCCCGCCGCAGCCTGGATCTGCCGGCCGGTGTTGCTCATCGTCGCCTGCTCGCCTCCATCGGTGAAGGTGTTGAGCGGCAAGTCCTGCTGCGCGCCAGGCGCTTCGCCGCGGATCTCCACGCTGATGGTGTGACCCAAGCGGTCGAGCAGCTCGGCGAGCGTTTCGTTGAGCGCTGGTTTAACCACGACCTTGCACGACATCAGCGTGTCGCCGCCCAGCGCCGGCGCCAACTTGATCTTGGAAATCTTACAGTCGGTGAATTCGAATTTCGCGTGACCCTCAAGGCCCAACTCAATGCAGACGTATGCACCGACCATCGGCTCTTTGAGCTCGATCGCTTTCAGGGACTTGAGGTACGGCTCGATGGGTTCCTTCCCCGTGTTGAACAGCACCTGGTGCGCGTGCGGCTCACTCAAGATCATGTTGAGTTCGTTTGCCGACAGGCTGATCGCTTCGAGCTCGAAGGTCAGTTGCGTGAAGTCCTCGCCGTTGTCACCTTCCTTGCCGTCGGCCTTGGCTTTGTTCGCGAGGACGCAGAGTCGTTTGCTGATCGTGATCATGGTTTCCCCTTACGTGTTCTTGGTATCAATGGTTCGCCGTAGATGCGATGAAAGAGCTGTTCGTAGGTTTCCGCTTTGCCGTGTAGATTGCGGCCGACTATGACCGCGTCGAGGCCGCCGCGATTGATGGCATCTCGGATTCGCTGCATGGTCGTTTCGCTGCAGGTGCTGACCGCGTAAACCGTGACGCCATGGTCGGCGAGCCTGCGGATCAGGAAAGATTCGGCGTCGTAGCCGTTGGCGGTAGTAGCGCGGATCACGCGGCCCTCGCAACAAGATCCGGAATTCGCGCCATCGCGCGTTCGAATCGAATCTTCAGCTGCGGCTCGGTTGCTTCTGCGTCGCCTTCTGCCTCAATGGCTTCGAAGAACTTCACCAGATCAAGACAGGTGGCGCGTCGCGTGAACAGGTTTATGTTTCCCGTAAAACCTTCTTCGGCCCGCCGGCGCATCAGGTAGCGCAAGAACAATCCGTTCACCAGGCCTAACCACTTGCCATCCCGCGGCGGCAGTTCCGGAAGAGGCTTCGACTGAGTCATCGTCATTTCTTGAAATCGTTCGAGGATCTCCGCCGGCTTCGGAAAGTGCTTGCCGTTGCGGATCCAAGACTTGGCGCCGGCCTCGAACTGCTCGATGGCCAGATCCTTCAGCGCATCCCAGTACAGGTCAGCCAATGGACCCGACAATTGCTTTCCGAATACCTCCGCCAGCGCTGCCATCGTTGCTTGAAATTTCTGCATGTCGTGAAGTCGCATCGGCGCGTATCTCCGGTGGTGTCCATTCGCTCAAAACGCGAACGTTGTGATTCGCAAGATCGCTGGTGAGCGATTGCGTCTTTTCGGAATTCCTGATCCCGGCATCGATGTGCGCCGCGTCGCGCAGGAATAACTCGATGTCGTCGTAAACGGTTTGTCGATCGTTCTGGCCGGTGTGGTGCGGCGAGTTCAGGTAGCCGCTGATGCAGAGTTTCAGGTCATCGACCGAGTAGGACTGCAACGCAGCTCTGATCACGCGATTGCGTTTGCTGTCCAATTGCGATCTGGGATGCTTCCAGACCTCCCGCCAGTGATCGAACACAACCCGAACCCGGTCGAGCGGTTTTTCGCTCGACGGATTTCTCTCTGAATCCTGATCCTGTTTCTGTTCTTGCTCCTGCTCCTGCTCCTGCTCCTGGCTTCGAAGGGGCTTGGAAGGCCCTTCCGAGGGGCTTGTAGAAATGGGTTCTATCTGGACCTCATGCAGTTCGAATGGCTCGCGGTAACGAAGGACGAAATCGTTATAAAACGGCGTCTTTCTAAGCTGTTGGAGCTCTTTCAAGACCGCCTTGTGGCGGTTATCTCGACGCTCCAAGCGATCACCGATTTGTTCGCGAGCCATGTTGGGCACGTAAACCTGCTCAGAAGGCAGGTCGTAGAAGGCAAATTTGACCTCTTGGAGGCTTCGAAGGGCCTTAAGAGCCCCTTTCAAGGGGCTTCCTGTCTCGTGACACAGCGTCGGCATCGCAAGGTAATACAACCCCAACATGTTTGCGCTCGGGCAGGTGAACAGGTAGAAAGCGATGACCTGGCAGTCGCGACCAAGACCGCGGATCAGCTTGCCGGTATCGCCCGTCCAGAAACGTGGTGATACCTTCGAGTAGTCACGCATGCGCGATCGCCTCGTTGTATGTCTTCAGCGCAAGGCATCGCGAACACAGAAACACGATGGGCCGATCCGTCGTGCCGTCAGGCTGCTTCGTCCATCCGCCGCGCAAGCACCGGCACGGCATCGCATTGAGCGATGTATAAAGTTTCCCTGCGATCTGCTCCCAATCGATCATCGCCCAGCAAGCTCCGCGTAGTGCCGAACGCGGTAATACCAGTGCAGCGAGAGCTCGTAGTCGACGGTGATCGCCTCGATCATGCGCAGCCCGCACCGTCGAATCATCGCTTCGATGCTTCTCGCTGAGAGCGCACTCCTACGCTGGTTGTGTTCGATATCGCACAGACGCCCGATTTTGTTCGCTGCTATGTGTTCACTAGGGAAATACGGCCATGGCGTTTGTAAAGATTTCAAAAAGGCGTTCATGGTGCGCGCCTATGTTCGGTAGCGAACAAATAGCGGCTGATTAAGTTCAGTTGCACGCCACGCTTGATGCGTTGCAGCGACACTCAATCCCGACAGATATATTTGGGATGGGTTAAGTGAAACCGCACGCGAGAAAAAAAAACGGGCCGTCATATTGGTTAAGCGGCTTCGCGTGGATAGATGTCGGGGCGGATGTCGTGTCGCGAAACTTGGTTGTCGACAGCTTTCTCAATCGGAATCACATACTCAGCCGGTACGAGAGAGTCCCGGAACAGCCAGTTCCAGACATGCTGTTGTTTCACAGGCTTTGCCATGATGGTAGTCAAGCGCCGAGCCAGCTCAGCTTGACCGCCTGCAGCCTTAACTGCTCGTTCGATCGCGTTGGGTTTCGCCATAGGCCGCAAGATACACAACCGGGGTTGTGTTCGCAACAACCGCCATTGTTAGGCGGCCAACAACCAAAGTTGTAAATTTGCGTTATGACATATGGCGAAAGACTGCAAATGGCTATGGATTACGCGAGACTTGACCAGCCGCGCCTCGCAAAAGAAGTTTTTGATATGCTGTTGTTGGAAAAGATCGAAAGCCGAATAAATCAACAAACGGTTTCGAAGTCGCTCAAAAGCAAAGGCAGTCGATATACCTCGTGGTACGCCAGGGCTTGCGGCGTCAGTTATGAATGGCTCGAAAACGAAATCGGGGATATGGTCATCCAAAGGGAGGATGAAAATAGCAATTGGCCTTTCGCGTTTACCGAAGCGCGATATCTCAGGCTGTCCCCTCAGAAAAAGAAATTTATTGAGCGCGCCGTATTGACCATGATCGAAGAATTCGAAGCGGAAATGGGTCTTTTGCCACCCCCAAAAAAAACTAGAAAGGCGCGCCTGTAACAATCTCGGACGAACACAGGAAGCAGCAGGGATCGCAAATGAAAATTATATTTTTCGCTGCTTTACTCACGACTCCAGTTGCGGCAAGCGACCTCACTGTATTCGGCTTCACGCTTGGCGAACCACTTACATTGCCCGTATGCACGTCTGAGTACTACCACGTCAAGACCTGCGTAGCACGATCGAAATACTCGGACGACAGGATCATAAAATTCTCAGAAAAGGATTGCCCAGAAATCGCACATTGCGATATTTATCCTTTGGAGCTCGACCATAAACTAATGGGAGTCGAGTTCGCGACACGCGGAGTTGAGAATCAGGCAGCCGTCCTCGATGCGCTGCAAAAAAAGTATGGGCAACCGACTGCCATCAACAATCGAGTCATTTTGACGGACTGGGGTGTTCGCATGGTGGCCGTCTACGCGACATGGGATCTTCCCGATATCAAGATATCGTTCAACAGCGCAAATCTCGACCGGGAAAAAGACGGCTTCGTACGAATCGATCTGCCTCTAGCCTATGAATGGCGGGAAAAACGAAAAAAAGACGCCGCGGAACACCCTGCTCCGCCGAAAGGTAAGCAGCTCTAAGTACGGCCGAAGCCGGAACAACCGGCGTTGTTGACAGCACAACGGCGGTTGTGTATCTTCGCCTCCCATGGATCAGGGAGGCGAAATGCACACCAAACCGGCCGAACCGCAAACCCGCGTCGGAATCTGCTGCGGCGATGCCTGCCGAGCCGAGCATCACGCCACCGGCACCTGGAGCTACGCGCTCCTGTTCAAAATCCCAGGGATCTACCGTTACCGTTGCTCGACATGCTTTGAGTCTGAGACCGGGTACCGGCATGGCCTCGCTGTCTGCTTGGACGGCCGGCCGAAGCCCCAACACTGGATGGACACTAACCGTGACGGCTTCAGCTTGTGCGATGCACACGGTGATCCGATATGAGCGCCGTGCCCTCAACGGTTCGCGCCGCCTATCGCGCCGGCCGCGCCGCGGTCGACAACCGCGACGACAACCCTTTCATCGAAGAGCGCGATCCGGAGCTCTATCAGGCTTGGGAAGACGGCTACGAGTTCGAGGTCGACGCCCAGGCCGATAGCTACTGCTGCTCGCTCGATCCTTCCATGCGCGACACCCATGGGAGCGACCTGTGATCGCCGCGCCCACTCCCGCCCGGCGCGGCGCTGCTTGCGATGGCTGCGGTAAACCCGCGACGGGCCAGTATTACGTCGCCGTCCTGTGCGATGCATGCGCGGCCGAAGTGTCTGCAGTCAGCGCGCGCTGGCATGCCGAGCGAAAAGAATCATCTGTCCCAGCGAGCGCGCACCGCTCGGTGCAATGGGACAGCGGCGCAACGACCTCTGATGTTGTGATCAACACGTCTGGCCCGGACGGAACTTCGTTGCAGGGCATCCGATGAGCGTCCACGTTTACACCAACGCTCAGCGCATCGAGTTCTCTGGCTCACACGCGCAAATCTACAGTTCGCTTTCCGGCAAGACCTGGCACGTGGAGTTTTACAAAGCGGGACGATTCATCGACAGCCGGCGACGAGGGAGCAAGGAGTCTGCGGCGAAAGCGGCTCAGCATATGGCGAGCGTTTGGATGAACGGCGGCCAATCGAAGGCCAGC